GTAGTCTACCAGTTTTTTTAGTTTGTGTCAACACAGAGTCTTGTCCATACTTTTTACCAAGTGCCTTTACTGCCTTCTTGAATTTTCTCTTACCCATCTTTCCAGATGTAACAACGTGAGATCTCTCTTTGACTTTCTTTTCTTTTCCATCATTACCTTTCTCTACATATGATCCTGTAACCTTTGTGGCACCTGGTAAACCTTTTCCACGAATATCTTTATCTAATTGCTTTGCCCTTGCTTTATTTTCCTTCTTCGACTTGTCACCCCTTGAACCTGAAAGGATGGCCATACCACCCTTATCAGATTTACTCTTGATACGAGAGAGACTACTCTCTTGCATAAACTCTTGAAACGTCTTCATCTCTCTTGACACTTTTTTTTTATTTAGGCAATTAATTCTACAAATCGACTTAGGATTTGTTTGTTCATTTTCTTTGCAGTTAATGACTTTGTAAATGCCTTTTTGATTTGTGCTTTGGTTGCATCATCTTCGACCTCAAAATCAGAACTACTTGATAATGTTTTCGATGACATACCGAAGTAAACTTTGTATCCAACATTTTCAATTGCAACTGATTTATTTTTCTTGTAGTATCTCATCTTTTCTTTATACTCCTCAGTATTACAATCCAAATCATTCGTACGAAGGAATCTACCAACGTCTCTGGAATCCATCACTCGGATACCAATGAAGTTTACATTTGGTAATGAGTCACTAATATCCTTTAGGAGAATCGGAGTGAACTGATACCAAGTATCGGTCATCTGATATGTCTTACCTGTTTTACGATTGCGTAAGAAACAACTCTCATTGATATAATTACTACCCATGTATGGTGTATCTTCCCAATCTCTCTGTACTGTTTTATGATATGTAAGTGGACTACCTTCACCATCAGTTAGAATCACACAGTTAACTTTCTCTAACTTATTTTGTTTTTGGAATCGAGGAAGTATTGAATGTAAGGCAACTATAGTTTCATTAAGTGGTGTGCCTGATAATCCCATGCCCATTGGAACTACACGATTCGCATGATAGTTTTTGAATGATTTAACTATACGATAGATATTAAGCATTTGATCTTCTAACTCTCTACCACGAACCTTACTTGTAAATAGATTCATCAAACTGAAATACTTATCAATATTAATTAAATCATCTTTTGGTTCATAAAGTGGTTTTGCATCTCTATATCCTTCCGGACTATATGTTCTTGGAAAGTTTGATGTGAAAGCATATACCTCAAATGGTATTTGAATCTTCTTACAGAACCATAGAAGATTGTATAACTGTTTGATTGTATCCTCCATCACTGTTGACATTGAACCAGACCAATCAAGAATGAATACTAATCCATGATTCTTACCATCAGGTAATAGAGTGACTTTCTTGAATAAGTCCTCACTAAATTTGTAGTTAACAAGATTACTTGTATCAAGAACACCGGTACGACTTGTAGTAGCACGAGCATACGCACCTGCAGATTTCTTACACTCAAACTCTTTGACAAGATAGTTAACTTCTTTCTGTGCAGATCTTTTGAACTTAACAAAATCTACTTTACACTCTTCAATAAAGTTTGCCATTGAATACAGTTCAGGCATTTCAGAATCATTCTCAGGTATCTCAGATACTGCAGTTTTACATAGATTGTGAATAAGTTCATTATCAATAATAAGTTCATCAATATCTAACTTAGGTAGTTCAAGATAAACATTTTCTCTACCTTGAGTATTTGCAAGATTCTTAAGTGCTTCCTCTAAACTCTCAGCAGTTTCTGATACAACTTCTTCTGATAGGTCAATGGATTGAGAACCAGTGCCACCCATTTGTGTTTTAACTTGAACAGGTGCTTCTCCTTCTTCATCAGCATCTTCATCATCTTCTGCATCTTCATCATCCCAATCATCCCAAGGTGTAGGTTCACCATCTCCAGAATTTTCAGAGAAAGGCATTGATTGTTGAGATTGTTGTTGTTGCTCTTCTTCTTCTTTCTTCTTCTCTAACTCACCTAAAACATAATCAAATATTTGTTTTGATACTTCTAATACTTCATCAAATGTTTCACATAAAGAAACTTTATTGACATAGAACATTTCATCTGTTGAGAAAGGAATGTTGTAGTGTGTTCCAATCTTGAACTGAAGATTGATTCTGTCAAGAAGATTCATCTCAGAGATATCTTTTTGCTTGACTTGGAAAAAATCTTTCTTGTGTAACTCTGTATATCCTTTGAAAAATGTTTTTGCAATACCTTCATAACGTCTTTTCATCAACTTCTCAATACGAGCATCCTCAACAATATTTACGATTGAAGGATTCATCTGATAATCTTTCCACCACTCTCTGTCTGGTGTGTAGAGTGCATGTCCAACTTCGTGACTCACTAACATATCAATCACATCATCAGTTGTATTCTCCCATGTTGGTAGTGTCAAAACTCTTGATTGTACGTTGAACTGTGCTGTCTCAACTTTCTTGTGCTCTACAACTAAGTCTTCGGTAGCAAGTAATTTAGCAAGTTGTGATTTGATTTCGTGTTTGATTGTCATTGGATCTCTGTCTGATATACTCATTATACAAAGAAACCCTACCGTTGGCAGGGTTAAGTAGACACTTTATCAACTGTCTACGTCTTTCTCTTGCAGAACGTAGAGCTTGTGGTTTAAGTTTTCGTTTTTTCTCCTTCTTGGAGTGATGTTGCCAGTTTGGTATTGTCATAATCCTCCTTGCCAAAAATTATCTGTAACCGGTTGCATGTTTCTTGATACCAAATATAAACTTATGTTAGTAAAGAACCAAAGAATATTTATGATCCATGTCTGTTTCCAAAGATACTTTCGATTCGTCTCTACTATAAAAATATTTCTTTCATTTCCTGTTGGTCTTACCACTTGTTCTAATATTAATGCAACCACAAATCCGATTGCATAGATGTAGAAAGCGAAGTTAAGGAAACTTGATGTTGTTATTAAAAATGGGATCATTTTGTTTTTTGTAATTTTTGTACTAAGATTTTCTGGATTCTTGTGAGACGATGGATGAGAAACCTCTCAATTTATCAAACTTAATCACACTGTCGAACTTATCATGTAGGTCAGACTTGTGGGAGATAACAAATATATTTGCATCACGAATAACAAACTTGATAATCTTGAGAAACTCATCAGTTCCAAAACCATCAAGTGAACTATCAAATACCTCATCCATGATTAGTAGATTTGTATTGACAGAGTTCTTGACTCTGGCAACTTCTCTCCAAGTGAATAGCAATGCCAAATCAATACGCATCTTTTCACCTTCACTAAAAGATGAATATGAAAAGTCTTCATGTATTGGAGATTTCACTGTTTCACTAAACTCTTCATCAAGAGTAAAGTTAATATAGAAATCCATCATCTGCAAGTAACGATTGACTTGTGCATTGATGTATGGAAGGTATTTTTTGATTATTTTAGTCTTAACACCATCGTCTTTCAAAAGTGAATATGCAAAGTCATAATGATAAATGTCTTGCCTCTTGACCGATAGTTCATCAATGGTGGTGTTTAGACTGCTTTTAAACTCTTCTAATTTCTCATTCTCAATATTTCTGTCTTTAAATTGTTTGGTAATAGTTTGAATTTCTGATTCAAGATCTCTGATCTGTCTCTGGTTGAGAGAGATGTGAGTATTGTTTTGAGAAATGTCATGGTTGAGTTTCGTAATCTCCTTTGATAGTTTTTTGAATTGACGTTCTCGGTCTTGTTCGGTCTTGATGGATTCTTCAAGGTCATTGAAACCTTTTTTAAGTTCCCTCGCTTTAGTTTGAACGTCAGCAATTTTATTTAACCGAAATGATTCTTCTATCGGTTGTGTACAGGTGGGACAAACCGTATTATCTGTGAAAAACTTATGTTCTTTTGTAATCGTAGATACCTTATTCGAAATCTGTCCTTTAAAGTTGTTCAGTTTGGACAGTTTCTTGTCAGCACCTACAAACTTTTCCTGATCCTCGATAAGACCAGTTACCTCAAGTTCTAAATCTTCATTCGCAGACACACAATTATCTGACTCAGATAACAATTCATTTATCTTATCATGATTTGATTTAATTTTTTCCTTTCCCTGATCAGAGAGTTTTTGAATTAAATTATTTTGCAGTTCAATCTTGTCTTTGAGATTCTCTTTCTTCAAATCCAATGATTTAATTTGTTCTTTCTTTGTGCGAATATTATCCTTAATCAAATTATTCATCACTGAGAATATTCGTATATCTAACAAATCCTCAATCACATCTCTACGATTCGTCGTAGATAATTGCATGAATGGAACAAATGTACTACTTCCCAGTATGACGATTTGTGTGAATGACTTATAATTTACTTTTAAAATACTCTCTTCTAAGATTCTTTGATTTGCACGATCATCAGATTCTTTATGTAATGGATTACCATTGACCTCGATATCAAATAAATTTGGTTTGATTCCTCTACGAACTAAGTAGTCACGACTATTGACAGAAAACTCAACCTCAACAACACAATCTTTTTCATTTGTGGCATTGATGAGTTGTGATTTTTTAATTTGACGAAAGGATTTATTAAACAATCCAAATGTCAAAGCATCTAACATCGTTGACTTTCCTGCACCATTTGTACCTATGATAAGGTTTGTATGGTTTTGTTGAAAATCTATCTCGTTAAAATGATTACCTGTGCTTAAAAAATTCTTGTATCTTATCTTTTTAAAAATGATCATTATTTAGGTGGTATCACAATATCATTCGGAGTAATTATCGAATACTTATAATTATACATCTTACACGTCCGAAGTGCAAGTGCATCGTCAACTTCGACTAAATCCATTTCTTTATCTTCTTCATTCTCCAACATCATAGCATATCTTTCTGCATCGTCTTCTTCTTCAAATAAAAACAACACATGATTGCCATAACCATCTTGCACAGCGTATGCACCCTGTTCCTTTTTGTCTCTTAATGTAAGAATAAACATTACTCTACCTCGCAAGATTGTCTGTATAAGTCTTTGAATATATTCTTAATGATACCTTTGTCAATATCAAATTCTGATTCATCAATGTAACGATTCAATATTGAAAGAGTGTTTTCATCCTCATCAACATCAAAGTTTTCATTCGTGCTCAACTCAAAGTTTTCAACAATTTTTAGATCTTGTACACCTGCTCCATAAAGTTTGTCAATAAATTTTTCAAATTCTTTCGGACTTGTCTTCTGACGGACAATAACTTTTACAATTTTATTCTGATATTCAGTCGCATTAAACAGTTTATAATTGGTATCTTCATAATATATGTTATAAAATAATTTATAAGGATTGTTAATTGACTTATGAGTAAGGGTTTCCGTATCAAAGATGTGGAATCCTCTCTTATCATTTACATCATTCCAATACATCTCATATGGATTACCCAAATAATATATTTTTCCATTATCAGATCTTGTATGATAGTGTCCAGAATATACCTTTTCAAATTTATCAAAGACCTTCGTATCCATACCGTCTTCCATCACATGACCACGATGAGCACGGAAACCATTCAACTCTAAGTGACCCATCGCAACTCTTGCCTGGCTCGCTTTAATGGCATCCAGAGACTCTTGATAGTTCTCACTACATATCCAAGGTACAAATAAGATGTCTAATCCATCAACATTGATCGTATTAATCGAACTATAAGTTTCAATGTTTGAATAGTTTTGAAGAAGTAATTCTGGTGAATTGATAAAGTTTGTATTCTTATAGTAACAATCATGATTACCAACGATTGCATATACCTTATACTTCTTCATCGGTTCGAAGACAACTTCTCTTGACCATTCAAGACTTTGATAATCAATTGACTTACGACTATCAAACATATCTCCCATATGAATAATCGTATCAATTCCTTCTCTCTCTAATGTCGGAAAGAATACGTTATCATAAAACAAACGAAAGTAATCATGCAAACCCTTTGCACCTTTTCTTGCACCGTAGTGTGTATCTGTGATGATGGCAACACGCATTCTATCGGTTACCTCTGTATTGGATTGAATCTTTGATTTGATTATACTGACTGTTCTCTCCTGACATTGCATTGTCGTCAACTGCCATCACTTCATCAAAACCAGTCTTCTCGATAATCTTTGTTTTAATATCTAATTGTTTTTTCTCTTTTTGAATCCTTCTTAAAAATGCATAGTGTATAATCTGCGTAAAGTAAGCAAAAGGATTCTTTGATTTCTCAGGATCAAAATTATGAATGTATTGAACGCAATTCTCAATCCCATCTGATATCATGTCCTCACGGAACATATAATTTACGAAGTTTGGTTTGTATGATAAATGTGTAGCAATTTTGAGGAAACACTCACCTAAGTAATTTGGAATTGGTGGTTTACCTTCCCACGGACCTTTCGGTGGTTCTTCCCCATACTTTTCAATGTATACGTCTTTTGCCTTCTGGACATAAGAACGGTAGACAATAAGTGCCTCTAAAAGTTGTTTGTTGTTTACATAGTGTTCAGTTCTTTTCTTTGGCATAACTGGATTACACTCTCTTAGAATTAAATTTAGTATAGCATAATATCAAGAGCTTGACAAGGTGTGTCTTTTTGTGTACAATAACCTTTGTAAGGTTTGGAAGGAAATATTAAGTATCTTTTATGTCTTTCTTAAAGAGATCTTCAAGATCTTTACGAGCATCTTTGACTGAAGATAGATATCCCATTTTTGGAGTAGGCATCACGGATCCGTCTAAGGATTCTTCTTCATCAGTATCTTCATTGTAATTATTATATACATCAATTAACTTTTGATCCTTTGCTTCAATCATTGTGATCACTTTATCAAGTCGAATCATAAACATAGATTCTTCAGTTAAGTTCAACCAAGGTTTCACTTTGATCATACTTCCACCAGGTGTATTCACAGTTGAAATTACAACAGGATTTTGTAACACAAGAATTGGATTCTCATCATTCTCATCCACAGAGACCAAGGCAAAGATTTCTTCGCCTGATACCAGTTTGATAATGCTGTAAAATTCCTCTTCCATTAGTCTTTGATTGGTACGTTTATTATATCATAGTTAAAGTTTTCTTCGTTATAAATCTTAATTCTTTCAATTAAGTGATTCAGTGTGTAGTTTTTTCGACTTTTATATCTAATATCATCAGCAATATCATATAGAGTTGCCTTGGATTTTTTATCACCCTTTCGAAGAACTCTTCCGATTGATTGTAAGTTTCGAATTCTTGATTTTGAAGGTGATGCAAAGATTATATTGTGTAAATTTTTGATGTTAATGCCGGTAGAAAAGGTGCCGTACGAGGCAACGATAATAGCATTGCTCTCCTTCTCAGTGATTGCTCGAACCTTTTCTCGGTCTTCGGTGTCCACTCCACCATGAATAAAAAAGACATTACGATTATCAATCTTTTTATTATTTATCATCTCATACAATGGTTGTCCGTGCGCTTCAACTCTGGCAAAAAGTATGAGAGTATTTCCTTTGAGATCTAATGCAAGATTACGAATGAAACGATTTCTCTTTTCATGACTGATAATATACTGAACTTCATCTTCAAATGTTTCAAATTTATTCGGTGAGTGTTTCAATAGAAGCACATTTATATCCAATGTTGCCAAATGACCCTTCTTCATGAGCTCATCAGTCTTAATAATTTTGTAAGACGGGCCAAATAAACCCTCTAAGACCCACTTATGTGTCTGTGTTCCATCCAGTGTGCCAGTAAATCCAAACCGATATTTGGCATCTGAAAGTTTTGTCATTATAGATATTAGTGATTTCGATTTAAACTGGTGCGCCTCATCCCCGATTACCACAGAGAATCGCTCAAAATACTTTCTGGGGAGTTTGTAGATTGATTGCCAAGTTGTAATGATTACCTGAGAGTTCGTCTCTCTTTCTTTACCTGCGTATATTTTGTGGCAAAATGAACCAACGTCCCATCCATAATCTTCAAAGTCTTTATACATCTGCTCTACTAACGAAGTCGTCGGAACAACTATCAGAGTATTTTGTTTCTTTTCAACGTAGTATCTCACAATCGAGTATATCATCAGTGACTTTCCAGAAGCAGTTGGAGATATCAATAATTTTCGATTATGTTTTAAAGCGTCGTATACTCCCTCTATCTGATAGTCTCTGGGGACGTGCTTACATATAGAATACATGTAATCCTTGACTCCCTCTTTGGATATCAATTCATTCGTTTGAAACGGTAGTCCGTAATATTCGTTGTCTTCAAATTCGTAAGTATAGTTGTGGTCTTCACAAAACTGTATAAGTTTATCAAGTAACCCGACATATATCTCTCCTGTGTGATTACTAAACAGTCTAATCTTCCCATCCCAGTATTTGTTACGATACTGTGGCATAAATTTAGCACCAGGCACATCAAAAGTAAAGTAATCAGACAGTTCATAGTAAACGTGTGCTTCTGATTTTACTTGTAGATTTACCTCATTCTTTTTGGATATGCTCAAATGAGACATAACTTCACGTCAATATAAAGTATATATTAACGTTTTATAAGTCTGTTTTTGAATCAGGAAACTGTTTCTTAAAATCGTAATCTGTGATTACTGTGAAAAATTTAGTCTTCAAAGTATTGAAATATTCTTTCTCTTCTGTTTCTTCATCATCAATATCAATTATATTTGAGTAAACTCGAATACAATTATACAACATTTTTGTTTCCTTGATTCCAATACGAAGTTCAAGACTCCAAGATGGAACCTTTTCTTCTTCTGGTAACTCTGCGTCCATTAATTGAAACCTGCTTGAAATTTATTCCACTCGATTGCATTCTTAATTTGATATGTGCGATTTGATATGATTCGAATGATTTCTTCAAGATATTTTAATGTAGTATCATAATATTTTATCTTCATGTTAATTGTATTTAGTTTTTCATCGGCATCCATATGCCTTTGTATGGCATCCTTTTCTCTAACCTTATAAGGAAATGGTTCAGCAGCATAAACCTCCGCTGGTGCCTTTCCAGTGTAGTAGTTGTATCTTTCTAAGCGTATTCGGTTATAAGAATCCCTTGCCTTCTCTCTCAATAATGTGATTGTATTGTAGATTGTATAATACTTTGAGTGAAGTTGAGGTATTTTGAGTGATTCATCATGTAGATTATCAGGATCGATGCGTGAATCTCTTTCCCACATCTCCTGAATTTTTTCAAGATTCATAAGGGTGTGCGTCCGTCTGCTCCAACAATTTCGTAGATAGTATACTTAAAAGTAACCTCTGCTGTAAAGTAGTTTACATCAGTATCAGTTGCTTCAAATTCAAGTGAAGTTAAAAATACTGGAAATAAATCCTTAAACTTGACAACAGCAACCTGTCTAAAATTACTATTTAAGATTGATAAACTACCATCACTAAAAACTTCTTCTCTATCTCTCAGTCCTTCTTCATCAGTTGTTGCATCTTTAAACTCTTTTGTGCTTTCTGGATAACCTAAACCTGTCAACCAGTTATGTATCGCCATGTAGTTAGTCAAATTCTCATCAACTAAAAATCTTAAATTAAAATCACCATACGAAAGTTTATCGCCAGGTACGTCGATATCTTTTAGATACACTGGTTGAATTGCAGTTCCTAATGAGATATCTGGTATACGTGCAGAGTTACTAAAAAAAGTTACCTTTGGAGTTTTATTTAATGAAAATTGAAATCCTATCGGTGATAGGAAATTGCGATTTTCAATTTGATTTGCGTATGCTCTTGCCATTATTCTTCAACTACAGTACTATTTTTCCACCATACTGGTTGATAATTGTAGGTTTTACCACCTAAGGTTCTTGTTTCAGTTGTTGCTGCTTGAGCGTCAGCGTCTGCTTTATTAGTATAAACTTTACGATTCTCATAGACATTTGTCCAGTGATTATCACCCGCATAGTATTCACTACCATCTGTAGGAACAGCAGAACCTAAAACACTTCCTTTTTTAATATGATAGGGCATTACATTCTCTCCCCTGATTGTTTAGTGAATCTTGTCTTGACTTTGCCAAGTTTTTTTCCACCAAATTGTTTTGCTTTATCTTTCAATTCACTGACTTTATCAACAGCAGCTGCTTTTTTTGCAGCAAATTTTTCCTTTGCTTTTTGAAGTGCTGTTGGTTGTGGTTGCTCTTCACCAGATGCAAAGGCAGATGATGCCATCTCTTCGATAAATTTATTGAACGACTTCATTCTTTCAAAATCCATTTTTAACTATTTAGTTAACGGAGTTTATATGATCAATTATAGCATAAAAAAAAGGGACTCGCAATGAGTCCCTTTGAAAAGTATGTAAACTAAGATTTACATTAGGTTCTTAACTGTAACTCTTCTGTAGTATCTGTTGCTATTAGCAGTGATTCTACCAAGTCCTTGAGTTGTTCCTTCAGCGAATGGGTTTGCTACGATTCCGTAACGAGTCTTAAAGCCAATTTTTGGCTGGAAGGTGTTTTCTCCCACTGCTCTTACCATCTGTAGTGGAACGTAAGGGCAATAGAATAAACCAGCGTCGTAAGGAGATGTACCTTTGTAACCAATAACATAGTACTGAGTACCAACTGAAGTTGTTTGGTTAGATGAGAATGGGTCAATATACACTCTGTACTTACCTTGAAGAACACCAGCAAATGTGTTACCTGTGTCATCAACGTTAAGGTTTGCATTAAGAGCAGGAGTGTAATCTAAAACACCAGCCATTGTTAGTGCAGATGCAACATCAGCAGAACAAAGGATCATGTTACCCTTTCCTCTACGAGTTCTTTGTGCGATTGCGTTTGCATCTCTTTCCATCTGGAAGATGAGACCTTTGAACTTCTCAACAGACCATCTACCGTTTGAATCGGTATCAAGATCGAATGTTCCAGCAGTTGCAACGTTACTTGCTGCACCAGTTTCAGCAGACTTGTAGATAGTTCTAATAACTTCTCTGTTGATTTCAGCAAGAATCTCTGTTGAGAGAATGTTTGCTAATTCTGCCTCTGCATTCAATCCGTGAATTGCCTTAAGGTCTTGTGCAAGTTCTAAACTGTACTCAGCTTTGAGTGCTCTGGACTTCGCAGTCACAGTAACTTTCTCGATGCTGAATCCCATTTGACGGAACTCACGACTTTCTGTACCAAGAGATTCTGCCTTCTCGGTATCCATACCACGACCAGTCTTATATGCTAACTGAGTAGAAGCTGAACTTGGGTTTAAAGCAGATGGGTCAGATGACTGACTTGAACCACCAGTTGTACCGAAACCAACGGAAACTCCGTCTGAACCTGATACGTATGGGTTACCAACGTCACCAACAGCACCAGAAGAACTAACTGCTGAGAATGCAGTATCTGCTTCATTGAATAGTGCCTCAGGACCAGTCATGTTCTCGAAGCGTGAACGCATCGCGAAGATAAGACCTGTTGGTCCTGTCATTGGTTGTACACCAGCAAGGTCATAAGCGACCAAGTTTGGCATTGAACGTCTGATTAGACTGATTAATACAGGATCGAAACCTGCTGTTGGACCACTGGCTAGTGAAGATGCTCCACTAAAACCTGCTGTTGCACCATTTGAACTTGTGCTGTTTGTTGGTGTCTCGGAAAGAAACTCTCTTTCTTCTCTAATTGCTTGTTCTTGGTTCTCCAAGAGTGCTGCGGTCACTGCTCTACGATGTGGATCTTTGATTGGATCTAAACCTTCGTAGTCTAATAGCGGTGCCCACTTCTCCTGAAGATGATCAGAATTTGGGGTTTGCATTTAATTTTACCTTATTTTAAGTTTGATTTATAGTATAAAAATCACTTTTTAACAGATCTTCTTATCGCGTTGAGGTAGGATTCCATCGAACCAGTGACTGCTGGTTGCTGATGACCTGTTTCCGCACCTTCGGATAAGTTTTCTGATTTTTCTGTTGGAGTGCCAGGATTAGATGGGAAATAAGAATTTCTCAGTGTAACTAGCTTCTCACGATAGTTGTCTTCACCATCAAACTCAACATTTTCGGCGAGAGTTGCAAGTTTGTCTTTCTGTGTTACAGCAAGACCCTCAGATACATCTGCTAAGATGACATCAGAAGTTGATTCTGCTAATCTCTTATTAAGAGCAACGTTTTTATTAATCTGCTCGTTGAGTTTTCCTTCCATTTCATCAAGTTTTTCTACCATGCTATTAAGTACATCGTATTTGTCTTCAGGGATTGTTACATAATGATCTTCAAATAGACTCTTCATTCCTGTTAAGAATGAGTCTGTCATTTCTGTCTTAAGACCTGCTTCAACAGCAAGTTTGTTCTCAGACATCCATTCGTCAGACACATACTCAAGATATGCATCTACACGCTCGGCAAGTTCTGCCTTAACAGAAGCAACTTCTTCTACAATAGTTTTTTCGTATTGCTCTTGTAGTTCAGATTTGACTTCTGAAATCTTTGTTTTTATTGCTGCTTCAAAAATAGTACGTGCCTTATTTTGAAACTCCTCAGATAACTCCTCGCCCTCAAGTAATGCAGTAAGATCTTCTTCTACATCAATTGAATCTTCGATTTGCTCTTCGGCTACAACCTCTTCCTCTTCAGAAGATTCTTCCTCGGCAACAATTTCTTGCTCTTCGGATTCTGTAGTCTCCTCTTCGGATACAACATCTGCCTGGTCCTCAGTAGTTTGCTCTTCTTCAGCAACTACATCACCTTCTACTTCTACCTCTTCTTCCTTCATTCCTTTTGGCATAGGTTCAGCAGGTTTTGCCCCTTTGTTGACAATATCCTTAACTTGCTTCAAAATCATTGAAGGATCTTTGAGTTTTGCAGAATCATCATCTACTTTATAATTTTCAGGAGTTGGTCCACCTAAGTCTTCAACTGTTGGTGGTGTACCACCTGTAGTCAGTTTTGGCATAGGCTCTGCAGGTTTTGCTCCTTTGGTTACTACGTTTTCCATTTTGTCTAAATTGTTCCCAACGGACGGTTTGTTTATTTTTAGTTATAAAAACTAATATTATTTATAGAACTTAAAGATTTAATAAAAAATCGTTAAAAAGATTTAGTTTATGCTCTTCAAGTGCTTTCTGATCAACGAGTGTATTAATACGCTTCTCAGTCTTTTGTGCGAGTTGTTCACGAAGAATTCCTCCTTCCCAAACCCACTCTTTTCCTTCCATAATTCCAGATACAAAAGCATCAGGAGCAGAAGGATCTGCAACAATATCTGCAGCAGTTGCTAACATGAAATCTTCACCTACAACTTTGCATCCTTTGTTGTCTTCTCTAAGTGATCCGACACCACGAGAAGATACTCCAAGTGTTACACCTTCGGCGATAAGAGATTTTGCAATCTTACCCATTGGAGTTTCTAAAAGTTGTGCCTTACCAATAAAATTATTCCCCTCTTGACGAAGTGATGTAATTTTATGTGATACACGATCTAAGTTAACTGTTGGTCCTTCCGGATGTCCCAGTTCACCAAGAGCGCGACCTTTCTGAACAAAAGATTCATTGTATCTACCAACCTCTTTTGCAAGAGTATTTACTGGATACATTCTACCATTACGATTTTTGATGTCACCTTGTAAGAAAACACCCTCAATATACATTTTCTTTTTAGCACCTTTTCCTTCGGTGATAAATTTAACGCTTGAAATTTCTTCTGTGATAAGTTTCATCTTTCTAATTGGTAAATCCTACTTTTGCACCTAATACATCAGTTCCTGCATTTACGAAAACAACATCTGTATGATTTTTTTCTAACAATTCTGTGGTATTCGCTAATATAGTGAAACTTCCAATAGTGGATATTCCACTTCTATTTTCGTGAACTGAAACTATTCTGTCGTTGTCAGATGGGTTTGCCAAACGAACAACTGTCGCTTCACTAAAACTAGTCGCACTACCAACTGTATTTGGCACGGTTATTTGTGTTCCTTTTACAAGAATTCTTGTCATTCTTCTGGTTCCTCAGGTGTTTCTTCAGGTTCAACTTCGTCAACTTCACTATCATCAAACATTGATGCACCCACATTAGAACGTTCTGCTTCAATTCTTTCAGCAGATTTTGCTAATAATACATCTTTAATTTTATCACTAATATCATTCGGAGATGAGTCAGTGACTATCAAATCTACAATTTCTTCCATTTAAACTAATATAATGTTATAAATTATTTATATCTCCATAGATTTAGTATCTTTGGCAAGTTGAGCATCAGTTACTGCAGCGTCTTTTTCTAAATCTGGTTCTTGTGGAATATCGCCTAAATCACCTTGTGGCAATGGTTCTCCGGTAATTGGATCAACTGCTTCTGGATCAGGTATAATTCCATCTTTAATTTCCTGTTCAATTTGCTCATCAATTTCTAAAATCTCACTATCAGTTTGACGTAATATTTTTCTTCTTACGTAGTCATTTGAATAGTATTTACCAATGTATGGTTCGATTGTTGCAAGTGTTGCCAACCTTTCATTCATCAGTTCAGATTCTTTGAGTTCTGAGAATTGATTATCATATAAGAAATCATATTGAATATGCTCTCTCATTTTTTCCCAATCTTCTGGTGTTACAATATTTTTTAGAATGAGTTGAGTCTTCAATAGATCATTGAACATCTGAGCAAATCTTTTTCTTAAACGTCCAACAAACTTTGTAAACTTAAGTTCATCTCTCAAGATTTCAGATGATCTTCCTAAGTTAAATCCACCATCAGATGCGATACGTGACTCAGGAACATTTAATGCACGATATAATTTTTTCTGGAAGTATTCAATATCTGATAACTCACCAAGATTTTGTCCACCTGGCAGAGTTGTAATCTCAGTTCCACGACCACCCTCTCTTCTTGGTAACCAAAAATCCTCCATCATACTCATAAATTTACGATCATCACGAACTTCACCAGTTTGTGCGTTGTAAACTAACTTATTACGATAGCGATTCATCACCTCTTTGAGATATTGTTCCGCTTTTATTTTTGGCAAATTTCCAACATCAATATAGAAAATTCTTCTTTCTGGTGCTCTTGATAAACGATAGATTACAAGACTATCTTCAATCATTCTTAATTGATTTAATGCCTTAATTGCCTTATGCATATAAGACAAAACGTTTCCACGATTACGATCAATTAATCCTGATGTGCAATAAGTGACTGCATCTTTTGCAATTTTAATACCTTTATTACCACCTGCACTTGACATCATTGTCGTTGGATAGTTAGGTGCAGGAGTGTAAATGTAATATTCTTCCAGTTCAGGTGTAATTACATTCGCTTCATCTTGTCTTGAATTTATTTTTACATAAGGATCACCCTTATCTTTTTTCTCTTTACGAATATATCTTATCTTCAGTGAATCAATATAACGAATATCTTTCAAACCTTCCTCAGGTTTTTTCTGATCGATAACTTTTAAGTATGCTAATTTACCATCAACATACCAGTTACGGAATATTTCATGTGCCTTTCGATCAAAATCTAATATCTCTTTTATATTCTTAAATTCTTGTCTTACCAAACTTTTGAGTTTATCACTTGCATTTAAATTTGACAATTCAATTTCAACAGGTGAATCGTAAAGATCACTTACAATCGCTTCATTGACAACATCTTCTATGGCACTATCACACTCAGGGTGATTTGCCATCTCTCTATATCTTCTGATTAAGTCGTGCTCGTTTTTATAAACACCTTCGATGTCAACGTATTGACCATAAAAACCACTCTGTATATAATAGTCAGACCCGTCCTCATTATTTTGAGGAACGGGTGAGACTACCGAGGGCGGTGTCTTTTCTTTATCATCAACGGAGAACCCAAAAAGTCTTGCCATATTATAATTTAACTGTTATTTTATTATTTATCTGATATTTTCACCACCAGCAGAAGAACTAGTTCCCTTGAAGGCTTCCCACCAGTGAACTTGCATCTCTACGGTAAATTCTTCAATCGTATCTGTTGTTTCGTAACTTAGGTCAATTGTTGAAATATTGGTTGGGAAAATGTCCCAGAATTTGTATGAACGTAGTATCGAACCGTCACGATCTAACTGATGAACAAATGCATCTTTATGATAAGCATCTGGATCAGTTAATCCTGTGGCATCTTCTAACTTGTTAATAACATTCATCCATTTTTCCATTGCAGATCTTATTACAAAGTCTGTATCGTTGATAACTGTAATAGTCCATGTTTCGAATGTCCTATCACCTGCTACTTTTAAAATACGACCTCTGAATGGTATTTCGACTGGAGCAATGGTTGATGCTGGTAGAGCAGCTGCTTTTACAAGAAATCTTGCTTTCTGTAAAACATCATTGTTGATTGCAACTGCATCTGGGAATGCTAACTCAACCTCAAAGAGATTCGGTCTAGCACCTCCACCAGTTAATTTACTTTTAAAATCACTAATCTTCCTTAAAGGAATATTGTTAATTTGTTGACGGGATGGCATAATTGAAAACCTCTACTTTATTAAACGGAACCGATCACTTCTTCAAATGATACGCCAGTTCTTGTGGCGATGAATGTAAGACCAATAAAGTTGATTGATCTTGCAGGTTTAACAAAGATGTCTGCTATGAATTCATTGTTATCTATAACAGCAGCAGTGTTATTTGTTTCATCGCAAATAACGACATAATCTTGAATACCTCTCTTGGACTGAACGTCACGTAGGAAAGGTTCAACAATGTTCACAAAGTTTGCCCTTGTGATTTCATCGTTAAATTCGAATAATTGATCTTTCGCTGCAGCAGAGATACCATCTTCAAGATAGATGAATAATCTACGTACATTAATACGATCAAATGCTGATGCTTTTGCAAATCCAGTTTTATCACCGAATAATACAATTCCTGCACCAGGTGAGAAGATAACTGGATTTATTCGACTTGAATAAAGTTTATCTCTCTGTATTTTAGTAGGATTGTATGGTAATTTAACTGCGTTTAGAATTGCACCTCTGTCTGTACCCGCTGGTGAGAACCAAGGGAAGTCATTAATGTCAGTTCTTGCACATGCTCCAGCGATATCTCCATTAAGTGGAATATATCTGAAGGTATTATTAAATCTATCATACATGTATTTGTACCCACTGTCAAATACTGCGAAGGTAGTTGAACTTATTGTGTCATAAAACTCAACAACATTGTCAGTTATTGTTGAATCGCTGTAAATTGTGACTGCTGTATCATCAGTTGTGTCTGATATGATACGATCTCTTGATGGTGATATGAATGCAACTGCATCCTTTCTGAGTTCGGCAACTGAAATTAATTTTTCAGCAAGTGCTCTTGTACGATCCTGACCATACTTTCCAGAACCCATCAATAAGAAGTCTACATCAACTGTTGTGTCATTTTCAAACTCTCCATAACCACCGATTAGATCATCAAGTCCTGAATCTAATGCACCGGTTGTTGTTAGATCAGTTTTACCACCGTAGTTTAAACCACCTGATAATACTAAGTCTTGCTTTCCTGAACTATTGAAAATAATTCCTTCAGCATCCTGATCCCATCCACCATCTGCAAATGGTGTTGCTGTTGTGCCTGGTGCGAATCCAGTTGCGAGTGTGCCAATTCCAGCACCACCTCCTCCAAAGATATACTCTGAAGTATTATAAAGATATTTTCTCCAGTATGATGGTGAACCCACTGAGAACTCGGCATCTTTTGCTTTTGAAAGATTTAGATGTTTCTCAAGAATTGTTCCAGCATTACCAGTAATTGTTCCTTTTGCATCAATTACAACGACATGAACTTCATCAAAACGACTACCTCTTGCAGCGGCATAGTCTGACGTACCTGGTTTGTCAGCAACTGTATTCCACTTAATTGTACTTAGAGATGTTGTGCCACCAGAAGTCGAAGTTGAAATTGCTAATGTCTGGTTGTCAAACCAATCTTGAACTGTTGCAGCTGCAGCTGTTGTACCTACACCCACCGCTGAAGATAGTGTATTAATACCTGTAAAACTTAAACCACCACCATCTGTTGTTAAGATACTACTTGATCCATAACCAGTAGAACCTGCTGCTCTAAATTTAAATGTGCTATCAAAATCTTTTGGAAACTCAGTTCCTGCCGCAGATACATGACTTAAGAATTTTACCTCTATATTTGTTGGATTTACTTGAGTAACAACTCCCTTAAAGTGTCCATCAAGATACTCAGTTAAACCTGCGCCAACTTGTTGTACAGTTAAACTTGGAACTTTTTGTGTTACCGCTGTACCAACTCTAATTGTTGTTGTACCTGCTCCACTGATTGCAGAGTTAAATGAAGACACATCAAAGTTTAGTATTTGGTCTGCTTTATTATCAATGATTGCAACTCGAATATCATTTGTCCATGTTCCTGGATTTCGACCAGCAACAGTTACGTTTGATATTGTGTTTTCATCGTATCCTAACTCTTTATAATGATCTGTGCTCTTAATCTTTAAGTTTAATGCTGTACCGGAGAAACCATTCTTCAAATTAGTGTCGTCTGCTCTGATTACACTCAATACTCCACCATATGATAGGTAAGATGATCCTACCATCCAAGTTTCGTATTGTTTGTCTGTGTTAAATGGTCTTCCAAACTGATCAACATACTCATTTTCACCAGTAATCGTCACGGGATCACCAACAGGTCCTTTTTCAAATGGTCCTACTATGCCACCAATTTTACCTGTCGATCCATCGATTCTACCAATGGTTAAATCGACTTCCCTTATGAGAATACCAGGAGATGCTAAATTTAATGCCATCCCTTACTCCGTCATTTTTTGTTCTGAAAATATTTATTCAAAAGGGTATTTTCATTGGGGAAACAATGCACGAACTACCAATCTGGATATTCCCATTCAATTATTGTTTTTCTTCTGGACTTCATAACTCTTTGAATCGTACAGGTCTTACACTCATATGAATATGCAGATGGTGATGATAATTTATTTTTTCTTGATAAGTAAAAGTCAGCGATTAAGTCTTTAACTTGACCACAAGTTCTACACTTTCTTTCAGAGAAGAGTAAATGATCTAATTTTAATTGATCATCTAAGTCCATCAAGTCTTTTCGTTTATATTTGGTTTTCCAAATGTTTTATATGCCAACTGCTCTTTCAAAAAGTCAACTTGCATTTTTAAACTTTTATTTTCTTTCTCTAAATTTTTGATTTGTTCTTTGTAATTCATTACATGTAATCCCACATATATGATCGATCACCATATTCATCAGCGTACCATCTTTCGCCATCATTGTCAACAAAAGACTCATCGTCGAAACCATCTGCGATAAAACCAAATGGTGCCATGTCTTGTTCGATTTGATTCTTTTGTTCCTCATATATTCTCTTTCGAATATCATTATCTGTCATTTCTTTAAAATATTCTTGTGCAACTAACCAAGCAAATATGACAAGACACATTGCTAAGTCATCATTACAACCCTCTTCTGCTTCAAATGAGTTATGCTTCTGAGCAAATGTTGTTAATTCAGATATAATTTCATAATCACAAGTCAACAACTTATTATCCTCAATCATCGTCTTTAAGTTACTACAACCAAGTTTTTTCACAGCAGCAGTTGTTCTTACACCCAGTTGTGTTTTCTTTCCTGAAAATCCTTGACCTACTATCTGACCTGCACGACCTCTCATTGATGCCATCAATAAATTTTCATACTCCAAATCATATTGAAGTATACTTGCAACTTGATCTCCAATATCATTTACCTCTACCAATAAGTATGCATTGTTATATCCTTTCGCCACATCTAATATCACATTTGGAAAAAGCATCGGTTTGATTTCATTATTTCGGTACTTTGCAACAACTTTATAAGGAAACTGAGTGACATCAAAAACAATAAATGCTGAATAGTCGTTTCCAAGTCCTCTTGCAACATCAACAGTGACAATATAATTATGTTCTTTTTCCGGTTTTTCGTATATGTCAAGTCCTGCATTTTTTGTGATTGGATTGTCATATACCATATTTCTCAATACAGCAGGATTAATGAGAGTATTGACAGAACCTAAGAACTCACACTCAAACTCAACCTTAAACTGTTGCTCTGATGTGTTTGCAATTGTTTGTGCTTTCCACTCATCATCACGACCTGGTACTTCTGACCAGTGAACATCTGTTGGTACATATTCATTTTTACCTTTTTCTGAATCATGCCACATACGATAAAAGTGATTCATACCACGAGGAGTGGATACGATAATCACTTTTGTATTTGTACCAGATGAAATTGTAGGATAAACAGATGCAAAGAAATCATCTGCAACGTGATTAGGTACGAAAGCAAATTCGTCCAAGAATAATATGTTGAATGACATACCACGAACAGCAGATGCAGATGTAGATGCTGCCAATATCTTCGAACCGTTTTCTAATTCAAGTGAACCTTTGTTCCAAGCAATGATACCTTGCTGCATCCATCTTGGTAAATTCTCATATGCAGTTTGCAATCTACCAAGTAGATCCATTGCAATCTTTGCTTTGTTCGCAAGAATACCTATATTAACGTTATCATTGAATACCGCATAGTGTAAAAGATAAGATACCACAGTAGTAGATTTACCAGTCTGTCTTGGCATCTTGCAGATATTAAACCTGTTTTCATGAAAGTTACGTACTAATTTTTCTTGGAAAGGGTATAGATTGAAAGGAACTAATCCCTCATCAAGAGAAACAATTTTAATATATTTCTTTGCAAAATATACAGGATCTTCCTTACACTTCATAAATTCAATGACATTTTCTTCAGTGAATTCTATTGGTGTATTTGCTTTTTTTAGATTCGGATTGCCAAGATATACATTATCAACCATAATCTACTCTTCTTTATTATCTAAGTAATCAGCAACTCCATCCAAGTAATCAGTTGCCTTTGTAATTTTAGATTGAACCCATGCTTTGATATTGCCTTCACCTTTTTTGACTTTCTTATGTATTCGATCAGCAGATTTTTTAGTTGTCTTCATCTGACTGCGAATCATTTCATATTCATGATCCTCATCATTTTTTTCTACAATTTTATTACCATTCCATACACCATTTGAATCAAGAGTTGGTTTGATATGATCATTACTCATTATGTCAATGATAGTTGCATATAAATCACCATTTGCAGTTCTGATTTCAACGTTCTCTCCTACTCCGCCCCCGCCTGAGCCATTACCACCACCATTACCACCAGAGCCACCGTTACCATTTCCAGAACCATTCCCATTACTCCCATTTCCGTTAGAACTTCCGTTAGAGTTGCCATTACCATTGCCATTTTTTTCGTTGTCTCTCCTGAGATAACCACCATAACCGACCCGATACCCCATAGGGATCTTCTTACACTTCTTATCAGTGTGACAATAATAGTAGCCTTGTTTACATTTCTTCATATTATTTAGCTTCGTTAGACTCGTTATTATTTAGAAAACCCTTCTTGAGCATCTTTGACAACTCTGATGTAGACCCTACAAACAGAGCATTGTTAGTAACACTATTTGGACTTTTGGGCGAATCTTCATCTAATTCTTTGACTTTCTTTTGCAAGTCAACTAACTTATCAGTTGTATCTGCAACCGACTTGATTAATTGTCCTGCAACTTCATATGCTCTTGGACTCGCACTTTCACCAGCAAGTTCCATAATCCCATTTATTGCTTCTTGTCCCTTTTCAATCAATGAATATAATTGACCTCTTGTATATGAATAATCTTTCTCAACATCCTCAACTTTCTGCAACTGACCTTTGTCAACTGGAGTTGCATCTACGTTTACGATTTTATTTTCAGAGTTTTTATTATCCATGATTATACGTCTTTTTGTTGTGTGGGACTATATGATTTCCCATCTGAGAAGAATGAAGTAGTCTCACTAAATCCAAAGTCATCATCAGGACCTGCTGTAACTGGATCTGGTTCAACAGTATATCTCATTTGACGTTTTGCTGTTTTTGTATTTGTATCAGCAGCAACATCAACCTGAACTTTTTTGATGATTCCTTCTGAGGATGATGGTACAGGTCCGAACAAGTATGTCTTTGCTGTAAATCCTAACGTATATATTAATGCTCTTCTTGTTGAAAAATCTCCTTCATAATCATCTTGAAAATTCATCGAGTCTAAAACGATTGGCACATCTCTTTTTTCTCCAATAGAACTTACTAAATCAAGAGTTAAGTTGAAGGATGGTTGAAAGTATGGTAATATCTGTTCAATTATTTGTAGAGCATCATCATTTAATTTTGCTAATATATTTAATTCAAATCCGATATTATAAGGAACAGGCATGAAAACTTTTTTTAAATTTGTTCCATCTGATGCTTTAAATGTTTGTGTTACACCAAGTTTTCTTGAAGAATCATATTGTATTGATGTCATCTCAAATGACATTCTGGGTAAAGTGATTGCAATTGGTTTATTTAAATCTGCTTGTTGCTCCAATCTCGCAAGAAACTTTTGAGAAGGTCCATATGCTAAAGGAACTTTCATCTCACTGTAAGTGCTACCACCAGAATCTTTGTGACGAATAAAAATTTCGTTAAACAAAGTTCCAAACGATATGATCGTTTTTCTAACTATTTCATGATAGTAATAAGTTCCAAGCATTAGAATGTACCGAATGGATTTCCTTCTGAAAAATCAATTATGTCATCAGCGGCGGTCTCAATTTCAGATCCCTTATCATATTTATCATTAAATTCGTCAGATATAATACGATCTACTGCATATTGTGCACCAGATGTGGATCCAACAGCGACATCGCCAGGTATAAAGTCCTTATCTGTTGTGCCAAGATTAAGAATCTTATCATCAGAATCCCATTTCTTAACTCTTCCTTTTGCACCTGATGTTGATCCTGTAACAAGTTCACCAAACTGATATGTTCCAATTCCTGTGATTAGTGCAGGTGCAGACACTGTTGCAGTCGCAGTTCCAGCAGTATATCCAATACCCGCATCTCTAAGTAATACTCTTGATAGTTCATTGTTAACTGCATCAATCTGTACTACTCCTGTTGCAGTTCCCACTCCTGATGTTGGAGTTGTAAATGTAACAGTTGGAACTTTTAGATATCCTGTACCCTTACCTGATAGACTTATTGTAGAAATACCTGCTGAGTCTGTAACAAGCACAGATGTTGCAGCAGCACCAACTCCATAAGAAGTAGATCCAATACCTGCGATTGTGGATGCTGCACTTACAATTGAGACTGTTGGTGCAACAGTATATCCAGCACCTGGATTAATAATTAATATCTCCTTAACTGAGAATATATTGCTGACTGATGTAGTTATCGCAACTGCAGTTGCATTTGTTCCACCAGCAGGTGCTGTTGTAATAGCAACAGTAGGTGTTTGGGTATATCCAAATCCATCATTTGTTAATACTATCTTTCTTACATATCCAGTAACCGTGCTTATACCTAAGGTTGCTGTTGAACCTGCAGACACCATTTGAAGACTTGTAATATATCCAAAATCAACCATCTCATCGTCAATATCTTGTGTAAGTGATTCTATGCCATCACCTGCTATAGTGCTTAATTCATCTTCAAGTTCAAATAGTTCACACTTCAATTGATAGACATAATTTTTACCTAACTGATAGAATGGTTGCTCATGTTCTACAAACTTAATTTCAAATATTCTATTTCCCAAAGGAAAAAATATTAAATCTCCCTCACAAGGTCTTGTCGCAACTTCTCTTTCACTTGCTGGTAAGTCTGCTAAAAATGAACTAATAAAATCTTCAAATCTTTCTTTTGATATAGTTACTGTAAGTTCATCTTTTAAACTCATACCAAATTTTGTCATGATATCACCAGCACCTGTATACCCCTCATAGGTATTGATGTACGCTTCAATTGCATAATTATCATTAAATGCAGATGATTGAACTTCTGTTAAAATTTCATCCTTTGATAAAATTGATCTTGGTAAGTATATTACTTCTACACCATAAATCTGCAACTGTTCGTTTATTAAACTTTGAATCAGTCGTTGTTCACTTTGTGATCCTTGTAGAAAAAAGGGATTTAGTGCCATTTGTCATTAACCAATAAAATCAAGAGGTGGTGTTTCATATTCAAGTTGCATTCTTTGTCTGATATTCTCTAAATCTCTTTCACCATCTTCATAAATTTCTCTACCATTTAATTCAATTCCACCTGCTAATTTAACACCTCTAAACTTCATTAAATTTTGTCCCCACTGTCTTTTGATAAGTGCTGTAAGATATAGTTTTAGAAAACTATCATTATAGACACCAGTGAATGTATTAGGATCTAAGATTCTTTGACAATCTATCACAATAAAATCATCCGTTGTGATTGCAGTATAATCTATATCTAAGTACAAGCGATTTTGTCTCTTATTGAATCTTAGTTGTTTCTCTGGTGTTAATAAAAAGTCAATATCTTCAAGATAAGTCTTTGTCATTGAATACTGTAACAATTCGACAGAGTTAAAGTAATAAAGATCATTTAAGAATAACTGATATTTAATACTGAACATACCACCAGATATTGTACTGGTGTCAAACTTAAATATTTTTTCAATACCGATTACTGAATCTGGAACTTGTATAAAGTTCGACGTTTCAGAGAAATTATTTGTCATCGTGGACATGCCACTGACTGTAGTTGATATTCCTGATGTTGTTACTATTCCTAATGTATTTCCGCTTCCACTCTGACTTGTTGCCCTTCCTCTATCAATATCTTCTTGTGTAAATTTATACTTTAAATACATTCTTTCAACACCATCAAAATGACGTTCATTGAAAATTTGTAATGCATCATCAACTAAATCATCTATTTGATCATCATCGACATTTATTTCCAATACAGGAGCACCCAATCTCCTCAAAGAATAATCTATTAATTCTTGTCTACTACTTGGTTTTGCCATTAGAACGCACCTCCATCAATCAATCCTGCAGTTAAAGTATTCGCAACAAATAAATTATTTTCAAATGTTCCTATTCCAACAAATGTTGATACTCCAGTAATATTTAGTGATTCTGATTGACTATTTTTTGGTATAATTAAATTTCTACCAACAAATAAATCTGTGCCAGTGGTAACTATACCAGTTAAAGTTGCCACACCAACAACACTTAAAAATCCACTAAAGATACCATTTCTTGCACGTAATTCATCAAATCTCAAATCATCTTGAACATACAAATCTCCACCTACAAATAAATCAGTTCCTGTTGTAACAATTCCAGTTAAGGTTGAAACACCAGTTATATTCAATGAAGCAGCAGTTAGTATACCAGATATAGACAATGATGGTGTAAATATACCCTCTGCACTACCTATTGTAACTCCAGTTCCTACATTTATTATATCATTATCACCATCAAGAGTTAAAGTTCCTACTCCAAAAGTACCAATTCCCGCAACATTTAAATTTCCACCTACAAATAAATCTCCAAAAGTTGTTGTTAAACCAGTAAATGTAGAAACTCCAGCAGTAACAACAAGTCCTTTTTGAAAATTAGATACACCAAAGAATGTAGAGACACCAGACATTCCTGCAACTGCACCAACTGAAAGTTGTGAAACCGAAGCGATACCACCAACTACGTTAGTCGCAGTTTCAGCATTTAATGAACCACCAGAAGCAGCAGCAATGACTTTAACAGCATTAGATTGTCCAACACGAACTTTGATGTTTGCCATTAACGAGTTACTCCCTCTCTAACTAAAACATTTCCTTCAACGACTGTTTGTTTAGTCGATCCTGTAGTTATAACAATGTCATAAACATAACGACCTGCTTTAATCGCAGAAGTTGTTGTGGCGGTCATACTTAATATAATTTGTCCGGCAGAAACTGGTTCCGGAAATTCAACAGTAAAATCGTGTCCAGTAGATGCGCCAGCATGCTTTCTCATTTGAGCAGCACCAGAATATCCACTCAAATCAAATCGTGAATTAGTGGTAGCAGACTCCAACGTAAATGTCTCTGAAAATGTTGTGCCTGAATTGATTACAATATTCGATACATATACAGCCATCTATTTAACAATACTATATTATTTACTATTTATGACTAAGTTAATCCCCTCCTTCAATTCTTTTAGGACATCTTTGATATCTTGAATGTCATTTTTCATTTGTTTAATTTCATCCTTTTCTTTTTCCTTTGATTTCAAACTCCGAACATAGTTATCATATCCTGTAAAATCACAGTTTATGATAGCACCGGAGTTTTCATCACGGTATAAATTTTTGTGTCCTTCAACCCTAATCATCTTACTGCTATTGTTCTGAGATCTTTAAATCTTGGAGGTCTTGCCTGATTTGTTCCAAACATTACAATTTTAATTGTAAAACCTGTAAATAAATCTAAGTTCTCTACAGTAAATTGATACTCTAAAAACTCATCTTCTAAACTTGCAGGGACAAATACATCAGGTCTTCCATCATTTTTTGAAGGATCAATAACCTGATCACCAAAACCAGTTTCATCAGTGCCCACTAAATTTTTATAACCAGGAAATAGTTCAAATTCCTGTTGGACACCATCTGAATCAACTCTATCCAGAGAATATAAAACTCTAAAGTCTGCACTTGCATCTCTATACGCTGATAGAATAACTCTTAATGATGATGCTGGTCTACTTAATTTTATATTGTTTGATACATATATTGCTGCATGGGGATCATCTAAAATTGAATTTGCAGACTTACTTGTAGCATAATTATCAGATCCAACAGGATTATTAATTCGATGATTAATTAATTCAATAAAGGATGTATCAGTACGTATCACGGGAGATAATGCTGGTGTCCCATTATTATTCATAGTTACATTTAAAGTTAATGATTTATTTCTTGGAAGACCTGTTAAGAAATTATCCTCATTTAACTTTGATGCAATCAGTCTTGGACTTGATAATGCGTTATATTCATTTAGTATTACGTTTTCAAATCCTGCATCTAAGAATGGAACTTCTGATCCACCTACACTTCTTGCAGTCACTGTTCTGATAGACGTGCTTGAGGATGTAGTCGAACCAGGATTGAAGTTAGCAACGGAAGGAACAACTGCTCCAAATGTAATGTTTCTGGAAGCGTGAGCATTTGATCCACCAACAATCTTTTTACTATTGAAACTTAATGCTGGCATACTACTGATACCTGTTTGCAATTTAGTTAAATCTATTGATCGAGCAGTTCCGTTTGTTGGAGACATGTCAATTGATAAGAAATAAGAATCTAAATCTATATCTCCACTTGTGCTCACAGTATTAGTAATACCATTAATTCTTCTTAAAGATACACCATTCAATTCATATTTTTGTAGATTTACAACTCCTACTTGTCCATGAGATTGTGCAATTGTATTGTCTACTCCTCTTGTTAAAGTTCCTAATTTTGAGGCACCAACAGTCTCATAACCAATCACCTCATTACCTAATATTAAATATCCGGTATTTGCAGCACCAACTGGTGATCCCTCAAAGAATGCAAATATTGAAGTATTTGCTGCACCAACTACTAACGATGATTCTTCAGTTGCAGTGATACTACTTGGTAACTCAACTAATTTTGTGGTTGGTTGAACTGAAGTTAATTTTGCTTTATTTGTTGAAGTATATAATCCATTATCAAAGTGATTCACCTTAATATGTTTACCATCATTTACTCCACCATCAGCAGTGTAACTTGTAACTAATATTGAAGAATCAAGTGATTGAGATGTTGAATTAAATACTTGAAGTGGTTCACCGATTGAAGCAGTAAATGATGCATCAGATCCTTGTATATCTGTTAGATATAATCTATCTACATCACCAACTGAATTGATTACAAGTTGTGCTCCCTGCCCCTTTGCACCTGAAGCCTGTGCTGTTACAATTCCAACAATATCACCGACATTATATCCTTCACCATTGCTATTGATTGAAATATTAGTAACAGCTCCAGTAGCTGCATCGGCACCACTAATTTTTAGTTTTAATCCTGTGCCTTTCGTTGAAATTGGATAAGTATCAAATTCAGTTCCAGCAGTTGTGGCTTGAGCATATCTAAGACCACCGGTCATTATCCCGACACCGAGGACTTTTCCACCAACTCCAGTAATCACTGCTGTGTTGTCTATAAACCCTCTTGCATGTATCTTTCTACCTGTGGTAACAATTGCTACTAAAGCTGCATTTGAGATGGATGTAACCCCTACAAACCCTGTCTTAGGTAATGTTTCAATTGGGTTATCTAAAAGTTTTGGTGATTCAAGTGTATTCTCATCAACTGTAGCATTATCTTCTGTAATTATACTTGGATTATAGAATGTTGCTGTTCCCGTATTCGATGTGAAGTTTGCTTTATATAACTTGAACTTCATATCTTGATATTGATTTTCAGTCCAAAGAGAACCATTTTGAGATCTAAACAACGCACCCATTGAGAATTGAGTTGAGTATGTTGTCTGCTCTGCATTTGGAAGATTTTGAGTGTTTACGGTTGGTTCATTCATTGTTGCGATCCAAACCTCATACTCCATACTCTTATCAGATAGTAAAACTATAGCGTATTCTCTTCCAGGTGGTAAGAATATTGGTTCTGGGAATGTAACCTTAGTTCCTTTCGAACCATCTGTAGATGTATTATTTTTAAGTAAAATGTCATTGCCATCTTCATCGGTTCCGACCACAGAATTAGGATTCAATACAACTGGAACTCCAAGAACATCTCTTGTTGGAATTCCAAGTGATGTTGTTCTAACTTGTATTGTAACTGGTAAATTACCAGGGTCAACTTTTGCAAAGTATATCTCAACTCCAGTTAAAAATGCTCCGTCAATATCATCATTTGTATCAACGTCTGACGGTGCTTCAATATTTCCACCAACAACAAATGTTTGTGCAAGTGGATCAAAAAATTCTACTTCTACTCTATCAGTAACATTTAAATTATTAACATCAAATCCAACATTTGTAGTAGTATCAATATCAGTTACAAAATCTGTGGTTAAGACTTCATTTTGCCATCTATCAACTGATCCATTTGAAATGTAATTGACTTCAGCGGTAGAAACATCACTTGAACCCACTAATCCTGGTACGTTATTAGGATCAGAAGTCAATTTAAATGATTTTGTACCATTTTCAATACGAACAGGTGGTGTTGGTAATACATTTGGATCTCGAAGGAAGAAAGTACCAACAACATCTCCTTGAACATCTGAAATTAAACGAATATCTTTAACATAAGCAACAGCACCACTGGATTGACCAACCAGTTTCATATCTAATGTTATATACCCGAAGAAAGATCCTAAAGCTTCTTCTGCCAAAGATTTTGTATCTACATTTAAGACTGATGATGTTTGACTGTAACTTGAAGGTAAAGAAACAGGTGCACCACCTGCAGGGACAATTGCATAAGGATTAAAGGTATATGTTTCGGATGGATTGTTGAATACACCTTTTTTATGATTTGGAGTTGCAACTCTAAATCGAATTAAATTATCAGTTCCAACAGAACCAACAACAGTTTCTCCGATTTGGAATACACCATCTGAACCATCTTGACCATCTGAATTTTTAATTTCAATTAATTTTGGAACTACATCTACATCACCTCTTCCATCAAGGAACTGATAGTACCTTGTTTTTGGTTTTAACGCAGATGCAAAAAATTCAGTATTTCTTGATCTCATAAATGTTTCATTACCCGATGAAACTAAAATATTTCTTATCGAAACATCTGTTGTGACTAATGTATTTCTTGAAACTGATGATATATCTTCTCTTGTAGTATCACCCACTGTAAGTCGTCCAAGATTCTGTTGTGCTGCCTCAACTTGTGCTACCAATTCTGTATTTGCTCTCGCCACTCTTCCAAAATCTAAAGATGTTCTATTAAGTCTTGCTAAAGTTCCCAAATCAATATTTTGATTAAATTGAACTTCTCGATTTACAGTTCGACTTATATTGTTATCTTCTAACTGAATTGTTCTTGTGAAGATATCATTTGCAGGGTCTAACTCAATGTCTCCTGTATATACTACAACGTGGAAAGGGTTAACATTTTCAACACCTGTTGCAAATGGTTGTTCAATCCAACCAATTTCATCATATTTTAAAGTAACAAATCTACCTGTTTTTTGTACGTTTGAATCCAATAGAGCAAAATTTTCTGTGTTGTCGTTTACATCTGCTGGTGCAAGATCGATTTTCAATGAATTTCTTGATCGAATAGGCACTAACTCATTTCCTGTCGGATTTATTTCAGACTTAGATAAAGCTGAATTCATAAAGTTTGTATTTTTAAAATCATCAACAAAGAATCCAGTCTTAAAACGATTATTTCCTTGAGAATCCTGAATTTGTAAAGTTTTTGTATCTAATTCTAATAATGAAAGTGAAGTTACATCTTCTAAATTTTTAACTCTTCGATCAATACCACCAATATCTTTCATGGTATATCTTCGATTATCAATCAATTTGAAGATAGCATCTTGGGGATTATAAAGATATGCTGGCAAAGTTATTTGAGCTATTTCCAATAAAGAATTATTTTTCTTTGGTGGTTTTGGATATCTTGATGGTGTTCCTTTCTCAACTATGAATTTCTCTTTAGTATCTAAATATAATTTATCAATTCTTGGTAAATAATATTCATAATCAACAACCGATCCTTCACCAACTTTCAAAAACTTATTTGAAGATCCTGTAAAGGTTCTGGAGTCAAAATCAAATGGAGAGGAAGTGCTTGAACTAAAAACATCAACTCTTGGTCTAAAATCTAACATGTCAGATGTTCTGATACCAAAGATTTTTGGTACATCAGTTGCATATCTTTCATCATCATAACTCAATACTGTAAATAAGTCACCAGAATCAGTGCTTGGTATTGAATAATAATCAAAAATTACAAGTAAAGGATTTGAGGGTTCTGCAACTCCACTATTTCTTATAATACTTGAATAATCATAAAATTCAGGATTTTGACCTTTATCCAATTTGTATGAATTTGTTAAATCTTTTTTATTTCCAATCGTTATTGACTCTATGGTTGTTTGAATATTTGATTCATCAAATATCACTGTTTCATTATTTACAAATTTTGAAGAATTTAAATATACAATCTCTAAACTATTCGTATCTCCACCTGCACTATTAGCGACAACTCTTGCAATTGCATTTGAACTTTTGCCACTAATATTCTCACCAATTACCGCATTTGTTAACACTCCTGCAGACGCACTAAATTTAACCTTATCTAATGTAGGTGTAGTACCATCAACAGATTCATAAACTGCGATTACTTTTGCAACATCAGGATAATTGAGAGAGATTCTTTTATCCTGCACTCTTAATCCTAAGAAGTTGTTGAATGTTAATCCATCTGCGATGTTTGCTGTACCATCTCCCAACGCTGTACTACCCGATGTTCTGTTACTTGATCCAGTTACATTTAACTTTTGACTTCTGTTATATACCTTTTTCTTACTCTTTATAAAATTTTTCTGAATAGTTGTGTTCACCACAACATTAGTCTGACTATTTGATAAGTTAGTTATTGTAAAACTATTTGCTCCAAGACTAAACGTATCATCTGTAACTGCATTTATTAATCCATTACTTCTATGAACAATATATCTCTCTGCATCAAAGGGTAAAAATGAAACACTTGTAATACCTGTAATATCTGATGTATTTACAGTTAAAACACCTGCTCCAGTTGTAGTTTCACCAGTGACTTGATGATTTAATATCAAATTTGATCTATCTAAATCTACTGAAGATACATTTTCATCAGGCAAAGGGGCAATCAATCCATTACCTGCTTGAATTGTGGGAGCAGCTAAAAATGCATCTACTTGAAGATTAACATCACTTGCAGCTGGTAAACTTCCAAATATATTTGCAGTGGTAACACCTGCATTTATCGCCGCTAAAGTAATCTCTGTTTTAGTATCTGATATTGCTGAAACTCTATTGAAAACCTCTTGTGAGTATTGCGGATTGAAATATCTGATTATATCATTCACTCTAAGACCGCCAAAACCACCATTGATTGAAGGAGCAGTGGCAATTCCTGACGCACTAACATCTATCTTAACAACACCACTGGGTAATCTAAACTTTTCTAAAATTGAGTCTGCAGAAAAGTCTGGAAAACCAGTTACTCCTGTTTGTTTCACAGATTTGATACTACTTGTATCAAAAACAGTCACAGTGCCTACACCGATTGGTAAATCGGTACCATTCACTACAAGAGATTCCCCTGCTATGAAAGTTCCAGATGTTTGACGAAGTTGTATTGTGTCAGTGTTGTTAATTCCATCGACTGCGAAACCTGTTGCACCACTACTTTTTCCTTCGATAAATGATGACCTTGGTATATCTTCATTTCCATATTTTGATGTATTAACAATTAATTTCGTATATGTTTGTATATCATATAAGTGTAAGTTCCAATTTGATTTATCATCTACAAGTGGTGCATCTGCTAAATTAAATCCGTAAACTCTTGCACTACCTATTCCAGATCCTGCATTTTTAACTTGATCGTATAATTCAACTATTTCTCCATTTTTAGGAACACCATGTGCTCGATTAACTTTTAATTTATTTGGAGATGAAAATGGAACGGTGACATTTTTAATTTCTTCAGTATCTCTTGGTTTTTCAATATCTATAATTGATGAAAATGGTTTATCTACCTCATAACCTCTAACATATGCCTTACCTGGTGATAGTTCAATACACGCTAAATCATCGGATGGTGTATTTCCTTCATCTGTTTTTTGATTACTAAAATATATTCCATTTGTTCCGACTCTATCATTCAAAGAGTTGTGTAATGATGGAATAAAAGGTCTAACTGTATAATTACCCGACTCATCAAAAGTTCTTTCTGCAAGATAATCACGAATTTGATTATATCTTGTTTTTGATTTTATCTTCTTAATTTTTCCATTATCAACTCTTAATATTTCAACAAAATCAGTGTCCTCTAAATCTGTAAGTAGTTTTTTAGTTAATGTTAATGTAATTTTTAATCTATCCGCACCTGGCGCAGCAAAATTTGTAAATCCTTTTGCATTATCAAAAAGTGAGGAATCATCTTTTGAACCTATGAATGATTCTGTAACTTGAAGACCAACACGATATGATGGATTATTACTGTAATAATCTAAAATTAAAGTCTGTTGAGATACTTTTACAAAATATCCTCTTATAAAAAATACACCATCTCCTAAGGAAGCAGCAGAACCTACTGATGTTGCATTTTCAGATATTAAACTCGCAAAATCGGTGTTTGCAGATATGGTTGTATTTCCATAAGTAATATTCTCATTACAAATTAATGCTTCACCATCTGTAAATACACTATTGCTAAAATTATTACCACTATCAATATATTTGACATATATTGTGATATCATCAATTGGATCTGTAGATGGCAGTGCGATTTTTTCTACAGTTGCACTTACGTTTGATATTTTTCCTGTTATTGTTTTTCCGACAAAATTCTCTAAGTATACTGATATATCAATTCCAAAATTAGTTGCATTTAACTTAACAGCATTGTAGCGATTATCAAAAGTTATATTACCTGGTATAACAACAGACCCTTGTTTAAAAATATGACTACCAAAATCTTCAATTTGGTTTTGTAAAATTGATTGTGAAGTTGTTAATTCTCTCGCTTGGACTGGAAATCCTGGATTAAATAATACCTTATAAAAGTTATTATTCGGATCAAAGTCATCATAATATGGACTTACATTTAAATTTGATTTTTGTGCCATTTTTTAAAATTCCAGTATAATTTTGATATCTTCCTTCTGGCGAGGATCTCTTGTAACTAATGAACGATTATCAATATAAATTAATTCACCTGTCTTTTTATTTATCTCAGGATCTGCAACTCCATTTGTAAAATTAACACCGAGATCTATGACTTTTGAATTGACAGTGGTTGTGATTCCACTAAAATCTTGAACACCTACATTTAAAGGACTTACAGTTGAACCTGCTTCAAAATCAACAATTTTTGAAATAGTGTTAACATCAACATTGTCAGTTTGATCTTTTCCATTACTAAAGTATAATGAACGATCTCTTGAGAATTTAACTACGTTTGTAGTTGAATCATATGAAATTAAATAACCTCTTGCTGTTCCAGTTGCAGTATTTTGTGTAATCTCAACACCGATTGTTGGTGTTGATGCTGGAGTTGAATCCAACTTAATTGCATGAGTTGATGTAAATGTAGAACCTGTGTAAGCACTATCACTACTGAATTGTTCAGGATTTTTTACAATTCCAACTTGAGAAAATTTAGTGTCTGTTGGAAAATCTGGCGAAGAATCATCAAATCTTGCATAAACTAAAACTTTATCAGCACCCAATTCAGAGTATAAATCAAATCCATGACCTCTTGATGGAGGTATAATTGGAATTAATTTTGCTCTATCTACCTCATTGATTGTAGATGTTGCTTGAATTGGTTTTAAATTTACAATTCCATACGTATAATTTTTACCACCATTTGAAACTGTTGCATCTGTAATTTTACCGTTTGCATTTACAGTTACACTCACCTTTCCTCCTGTTCCATCACCAAGTATATCTAAAGTATTTGTTCCCTCTTGATATGCCTGAGAAGAACTACTACCAGAATCTTCAATATATACTTTTTTGATTTGATTATTGTTGACTCTTGAGTCTGCTGCTTCTCTTACATCTAATATTGATGAATCAGTTGAAGTTGGCCAATCATTTGGAAGAACTATAAATTCAGTTGAATCAAATTTGATTATATCACTTGGTGATATTGTGAAAAGATACTTCCATAAGTATCCATCTCCACTTGTTCCACCTTGTGGTTCTAAATCTGTATGTATCGGTTCGTCAAGTGAGTTTTCACCTTTTGCTGTTTCAGTACCTGATGTACCTGTAGATCCATTATCAATACACACATAAACTCTGAAATCACTGTTTATAACATAAAAATTTGTATCATATAAATTTGCTACTTGTGTATTTGGTGAAAGATTTGAAGAACTATAGTCATGTCGATACATATCATATTTTGTATTTCGAACCCATGAGACTTTTCTTATAACTCTCCTGACATTTGCTGCTGTTATTTTTTTACCAAATAATGCAGTATCTCGATTGTGTGATCTATTCTGAAGATTATCAATTGGATTGAGCGGCCAATTGGCAGTATCAGTCCTTCCAAAACCTATACTTGCAGGAGATGGATTTACTAAACCTAAAAAAACATAATAATTATTAGAGGTGTCTAATAATGAATCTATGAAATTATTAGCGTTAAATATTCTAAATTGATCTGTGACTACGGCTGGCATATTTATAGTTTTTTAGATATTTATAACAGTTTAGATGATCTTCGGTAAAGCACCAGTTTGCCTTAGAGTGTAAGACCCACCTGATCTCTGTATTGTTGGGAAAGTAGATAATCCAGAATTAACAGTAAAACCTGTTACACCAATTGAAATAGGTGTTGAACTTCTATTTAGTGATGATAATTTACCAAATGAGAAGGTGCCAAGATTATCTCCACTTACATTTAAACTAAGATCAATAGCACTCATATTTACACGACACATAATTGAACCTGCAATTCCAACATTACTAATTTCTACAACTTCATATATGTTATCTACAAAAGTAGACCCGACTGCAATTGTACTACTATCTGTAGTGTATAGAGATGTAATACCATGTCCAACTGTTGTATTATTGATGAATACAAAATCACCCACATTTAAACCAGTATAATTTGCAATTGAATCAGTTCTTTCTAACTGGAATTTTAGAGCAACTCCACCAGATATTGATCCTTTTGAAATTCCAGTTATGATTCCAGAGAAACCAGTAACAGAAGTTATGGATGTAATTCCTTCAGTCACTGCTGCTGGTGGGCGCACAAGAACTTGAGGTGCAATTGTGTAACCTAAACCAGGATTTGTGATTGCAAATCCATCTATCACACCATTTGTTATCGTGACTGTTGCAGTTGCAGTAGTGGCAACTCCTACAGAACCATCTGATTGAATGAATGTTCCGACACCAACTGATGGTGATGCGATTGATATTGTAGGAGCAGATGTGTATCCACTTCCTCCACCTGTGATTGTCAATCCAGAAACTGTTCCAGCAGTCGATACAGTTGCTGTTAATGTTGTAATTCCAACTAATGGTAAAGGTGCTCCTGAAATTATCTTCGCATCAAATCCATCTGCTGATGCAGTTCCCTCTACATCAAAGAATTTAGCATTGTCTACAAATATTGTACTGGATGAAGTTGTGATATCTTTTATAACTTTTGCTGTTGGATAGATTTGAGGTTCAATAGAATCTCTGACTTTTGAAATATTTCTACCCTCAATTCTTGTATCACGCTTTTGTTTGATGAGATGAATACCTCTAAAATTGTCAGAATCAATACCTTGCTCAGAATACAGATCTGTTTCAAATTTATCCTTCAGAGATAAGTCAAACACGGTTCTCTGATTTTGTGCTTTAGAGGTACTAATTCCATCTGATTTAGTAAGTTGAACTAAATCTCCAACTTCAACCAATGGATTTTGATTTGTGCTAATTATTGAATCAACACCATCTTGACCTTTGTAAATATAAATTGATACGTTGTCATCTCGTGATGGTGCTGTTGTGAATGACAATGATGTTCCACCTTCGAATTGATAATTCACATCAGGTTGTTGAAGCACACCATTTATGAAAATTACCAGTAAATTCTTAAGTATGATGTCAGATCCTGCTTTTGCTTCAATACTTATAAGATCACCATTATAGAATAGTGGGAAATTCGTACGTGATCCATCTTGTAAACTTGAAATTGAATCAATATAATCTAATTCACCAAACTGCCAGAATGAGAAGTTATCTGAGTATGTTTCAACAACTTCAATCTCAAATTTTGATATTGGCGCAGGTAAACTACCATCAGTAACTAAACCAACTGGCGTAAATTTATCACCTTTTTTGAAACTATATCCGTTTCGACTTAATTCAAAGTTCTTGACAGAGAATAAAGTTGATCCAATACCAGTTGCTCCTGAATTACCAACTTCAACACTTATCAAAGCACCAATTCCAGTGTCAGTGGTCGAACCGGTTCCAACTCTTGATACACCAATAATTGACATATCATCATATGATGGACTTGGTGTGAATAGTTTTGGTTTTACATATCCGGTTCCTGCATGAGGTATATTAAATGATAACGCACCACCAACACCAATCTCAGCGGTAATTGTTGCACCAGTTCCAGTAGTATCAGTGATTGTTGTAGCAACTGAAACGCGATTATATCCTGATCCAAATGTTAAATCACCATACCACACTTTGACTGTTCCTCCCCCGATATAAGTGTGAGGTATTGTGCTTGTTCCGACTTGTGTCTTAAATGTATTTGTGGATGATACTGAAACAACAGGGAATTGATTTCCAATAGTTCCATCAGGGAAGAGACCTGAACCTATTCCAACACCACCAGAAGTGCATGTAAATGCTAATCCTGCTAAGATGACTTGATCGTCATCACCATTCACTGCTAAAGTATGTTCATCTTCAGTTGTTATTTCTAATATACCTGTATTGTTATCGTATGCTGCAGTTGTTATACCATTTGCTGCTGTTGAATATGCAATACCTACAACTGAGGTTATCATACCAGCACTTGAACCTGCACCAACTTGCAATTTGACTTTAGCGGGAACTAAAGGAGCATATCCAAGTCCTCCAGTTGATCCAAGAGATACAATTACTCCCCCTCTTGGTAATTCATTCTGATTGATATCTGTATCACTCTTAATAAGTGCACCATCAGTAATTGTTGTAATACCTGAAAACTCAAGTGTAGTTGTGCTACCATTATCAATAATCTTATAATTTTGATTTGGATTATTTGCAGTAGATGGTGTTTGGAAGATGTTATTTACAAATAATAAACCATTTCTTGCTAACTGTCCTGCACCTGTAGTATTAATACCTCCAGACTTTAATGTAAATACTGAGGCAATACCAGTAAATTGATTTGATATGTCATCATATACTTTGTTTGATGTGTAATCATTTCTCAAATAAACTCTACCATTAAAATCAGACTTCGCAGGGGGTAGTCCTGATTCATTCAGTTCCTGTCGTATATCACCTCTTGGTGCATCTGTAAAGAATATATTACCGTCCTTGATGTTGTATGATCCTTTGAATAAAATTACAGATGTTGTATCTGTATGAGTCGCTTTTTGAGTTCCAACAGCACCCCTACTAACCTGAACAAGAGGAATTGAACCAGTGCCAGATATAGGTCCAACATTGGTAGTGCCAAGACCAACATTGTTAACTTCAAAAATTTCATCATCAACCTTAAGTAAATCAGTTAGACTTAAATCTGAAATTGAATTTAGTCTGAATATCGACTGTCCTACTCCTATTGATCCACCATTTCCTGATAGTGTAAATGTCAAGTTCGATCTTGTAATTGGACTTTGAACAATTCCATCCAACGATATTACCGCTTTTGTAAGACCTTTACTCATTTCAAATTGGTGAGCATTACCTACTCCTGCTTCTGTGAAAGTAACTGCAGATCCAGTTCTACTGGTTGATATTTGGAAAGTATTGTTATCATTTGCAGCAACAATAGCAAAGACTGATGAAGGTAGTACACCAGTAGTTCCAGCACCAGGTTGATATATCATTGCTTCTGATCCAACACCAACAAATGTTGATTTTGGTGTATATACTAATTCTTCTTGATTTCTGAAGTTATGATTTGGAATACTAAATGTCCCTGTTGCAAAACTTACAATTCCATTATTTGACGGATCAAATGATTGCGCAAAAATTGGAAATCCGTTATTTTTGAGTTTGAAGGATCGATTATTAACTCTAACCCCATCAATCGCATTATATTGTTTATAACTAAATGACTGTGTAATTTTACCAAAATTTAAATCGTTTGGTTCATTTGGTTCACCTTCTAATGTTAGTTCGTCAAACTGACGGTAGAAAACCTCATTCAAACTTTTGATTGTGGTTACAGATGAGGTGTTGTCAGGATGGAAATCTAAAAGAATATTATTTCCCGAAAATCTTGATACAAATGTACCAAGACCAATTGCATTATCAGTAGCAGAGGATCCAGTGTTATCACCAACAGATAAGAATTGTGATTGTACAATATTTGATGTATTTTGATCATGTATTAATAAGACCTGATGTAATGCCTCAGAAGTTCCAGTTCCAACATGAACAGTAGATTTTAATGCTGTAAACTTATCCTTTTCAAATGTTGCCACATTACGAGCAGTGCCTGTTCCTTGATCAAAGTTTGAAGCAACAAGAGATGTTCTTTCACTTCCGTCTAATTGACCAGATGCTTTGAATCTATATGATGAAATTCCTACTGCAGTGCTCCCAAATCCAACAATTTTAGATCTAACTTTTAAGTTATTATCTGATACATTATTAATATTAACAGATAGAACACCACCAGATATATCTGGACTAATAGTCGCTGTTGATAATCCAAAACTTAGATTTCCAAAACTGGTATCAAATATTTGTTGAGATTTAAATGTGTCAGTTCCATTATGTGTGATGAATGTTTCAACATATTCAACATTATTTGTAATTTGATCAATTATTTGAGATTGAACAAATAGACTATCAACATTCACAGTTGATATACCAGAAATAATGCTTTCAGTTGTACCGGCAACATCTGATGTTGTTCCTACTCCCACTATAGAACTACTAATATTAATTAAACCAAATGAACTCGTGCCAATACCAGTTAGTGTTGAATTAAATTTATTTTCAATAATTTTTAAATCATAATCATTTTGAAATTTGTTTGCATCAGTTGGTTTAAATGTCAAAAATAATTTTTTAGATCCATCTGCCAATACATCAGTTGATAATTCAAAATTAGCAAAATTTTCATCCTCTAAGTTAGTTAAAGTCTCTTCAGCACCACTTATAGGACGTACGTTATAATCTTTAAGTAGGGATAACTTATTCAAGAGAGATGCATCTTGATTATTGTTTAAAACAACTAATTCTGATAATGAAATTTGATTTCCATCTAAATTATTTGCCATTATCAATAGACTATTGAAACTATCAACAGGATTAATTTGAGTTACATTTATCTCAGTTGTAGGTTCACCATCAACACTTGAGAATTTAGAACTTATATCATCAATTAATAAAACATCATTCGTATCAGCTTCTGTGAAATCGGTTAATCTTGTATTCTTTAACTGTATGAACTTAGATTTAGAGGTATCTACTTCACCTGCATCTTCACTTGTATTTGTTTGCAAACCAACAAATGTGTCTCTACCTTGATCAAAATTAAATAATGTATCAACTCTAAGTTGTTCAATTACGTCACGAGTGATTACAGTTTGATCACTTGTCGCTATATCTACTTGAGTTGTGGAAGTGATTCCTGTATCCGCAAAATTCTTAGTGCCTACAGTATGAACTAAGTTGTTAACCGGACTTTCAAGTTTACTCCATTCGATTGGACTCTTGATTGAATATGATAAATTTTGATAATAATCATTATTTGCTATAACTTGATTATCCTCATTTAATTTTCCTGTATTTGATTCCCAACCAAAATCTCTAACTAATGAGTAACTGATTATAAAGTCACCCTGATTATTTGTAATTTTTTCAATTCTACCTCTATTCTTCGATTTTTTACCTACGATAATATCATTTTCTTGCAGATCAAATAAACCGATAACTTTAACAAAACTATCTTGGAAGTTTTCAACAACAGTTAAATCTCTTTCAAAGTTATTAACTAATAATTTTTCACCTACTGTAAATAGAGATCTCTTTAGGTTTAATTTAAATTGTGGATATAAATTCGAATTTGTGATTACACCAAATGAAGATTGGATGGTTTGAGCAAGTCCTACATTACTTGTGTATTGTGAAACATCAACTGTTATTTTATCAAAAATTCCTGATGTGTCATAGTTTGTTACAGGTAAGAAATTAAATCCATAATCTGATGAATTAAATCCAGATCCAGCAGTTCCTACTCTTACAATACCCTCAACAAATACAGAGTCACCTGATTTAAATGGATTTACAGGATAACCACCTGCCGGTTTTGTGATTGATATTACATATGTTGATATACCTGCATTTGCATCAACTTTTTGAATACTAATACCATTTGTATTGTTTGTTGTAATTAATTTAATTTCCCCTCTTGTTAATCCTGTGGGCGAAGATATAACGTCAACTGTATTAATTGATGAACCATTCAAAGTTGCACTTAATAAACCATCTACAGACTGTCCACTATCAGTGTCAACTGCAAGTAGAGTTGGAGCCTTTGTAAATCCACTACCACCATCAATCACTTCTACACTGGAAATTGCATCTGATCCTGTTAATTCAATAAATTTAGGTATGAGTGCTTCTGGTTGTAATGTCTTATCAGATGAATATTCAAAACCTTCATTTATAACTCTGGTTTTCTTAATATTACCAATTGTTGTGGATCTTGGGATAATTATTGCATCTTGAGTAGTTGTAGTTCCTACGCCAACAAATGATGGTAATTTCTTATAATTAAAACCACCAGAAACTAAATCTACTGAATTAATTGATCCTGTAGCAAGTCCTGATGTTGTATTATATTCAAGAAAATCACATTGTGTTGAGGTATAAAATGTTCTTTCAGGAATTTTATTTACGTCAATTGTAAATGAACTCACTCCAACGTTTGAAACTGTATATTTTCCATCAAAAACACTATCAATATATTCAATTTCAGAATAATTTCTAACATCTGTATCCGCTGTAAGAGCGATTCCAACTTTTTCAAGATTATAATATAACTTTTCGGGTAAACTCACTCCATAACCAACAGTAAATTTAGAATTAGTGGTTCCTTCAGTAACTATACCTACCGGAGTATTAAATCCTGTAGTTGATGATGTTGAAACAAACTCATTTTCAAATTTATTGTCATAATAAACTTTAAATTTATGATTTAACAGAGAAACATCTGATAAATTAAACACTAAATCATTATTTTTGATTGATTTGAGTGGTGGATTAACTTTTGATAGTCGATGAACTGTAGTGATTCCTGCAGCAGCAGTGATGTCAATCTCTACTGGAGGATTACTGATTGCATTTTGGTATGTTTGACATAGTTTAAACGTATTATCATCGATTACACTCACATAATATGAACTGTTTCCAAGACCCACAGCATAATGAGTTGAATAGTAAATGATTTTATCACCAGTTGTTAAATTATGATTTTTAAGTGTAATTTCATTTGCTCCGGTGACATCATTAAACAACTTAATGCCTGTTGTAAGACCTTCTACAGGGTCGATAAGTATTTTATTTGTGGTTGTATCCCTTTTTACGTTTACCTCTGTTAGAGTCCCGATACCAGCACTTAGATTCGGTTCTACGGTGAGAGTAATATCATCACCATCTTTTAAATTATGAATGCTTGATGCTAAAGAAACAGTTGTCTTGACATTCGAAACATTTACTGTTTCTTGTACAAAATTACTTTCAAAGAAGTATAGATCACTATCAATATTTCCATCACCACCAACAGTTCCTCTGAAGAATACCTCAGGTAATTCTTGATTGTTTGTAAGGGTAGGATCTGTGCCGATTCCAGTTTTTATTCCTATAATATTTGAATTTTTCCTAACAGCAAAAACTTCTGAAGGAAGAGTAAAAGTTGATCCAGTCGGGGTTGTTGAAATCGCTATATTTGTTGAACTTGCAGTGGGTAAATTGAAACTAATTTTTTGATTTGTTTTAAATGGATGATTCTCTAAGAAAATTCCTTGTTGAGGTATATTATTTGTTCTTGATTCATCTCCGAATCCATAAGTTATACTTGTCGTGATACCTGCAACAGTTCCAAATCCAACTGTTTTACTTGGGTTAAAGAAAAACTTATTATTTACTTTTGAATTAAAATCTGGAATTGATTTATTAATTGTAAATGATTCAGGAATTATGTAAAGAGATGTTGACTCAGTATGTGCGATTGCAGGTAAACTTCTTTGAACGGTTAAAATTTTATCTGCAGCGTAAATGTTTAATATTTTTAAAGTTTCAGATCCAATACCAATAGTATTTCCAACAGATACATTTTCAGGTATCTCAGAAATGTAAATTTCAGTTGTTGCTGCACCAGCAGATATACTGGATATTGCAACTGCATTTATTGATGAAACACCAACAATATATGTGCCATTCACTGATGTTAATGATGATGTTAATCCTGATATAACAACTTTATCTTTATTATTTAAATTATGATTATCACGAGGTGTAATTTTTAAAGTTTTATTGTCTAACTTTGTAATTACAGAGTTATTATATGTAAGAACATCAGATGTAATTGAATTTATACCAACACCCTTAACAGATTTAACTCTTGCGATGATACCACCACCCTCAGTATCTGTATTATCAAAATCTAATATGTCACCAACTTTATGATTTGTACCACCATTAACAATTTGTAAACTTTGAACACTTCCACTCTCAACAGTTTGTATTTCTGAAAGTTGAGTTGTAATTTCATTCGTTTCAGTTAAAGAATCTGTTCCAGCATTTTCATCTGAAACTTTATATGGAAATGTATTTCTTCTTAATTCTGAATTTTCAAAATCAAATGACTGATCAATCACATAATTATCAGATTCAACTTTTGATCTAAACTTATTACCTACAAAATATGGAAATGTTGAAACTCCTGCATTATTGATGGTTGCATGATAAGCATAAACTCCTTGAGGATAATCATTATTAATTTCAAATCTACCATTATGTTCATCTAAGTCTCCACCACCGGTGTATTGAAAATCTTCGACAAAAAATCCATCAGGAAATACGCTTGTGCTTGGTCTATTTTCTATCGCACTTGAATTTAACGTATAACTTGACTGAAGTAATTTAATATCATTTGTCTTTTTCTCAGGATCAGTGAATCCATAAGGACCGTAGATTGGGTTACCATCATAAGCCCAACCGATAATTGATGAGACATCAGATCCATCATCTTGAAAGGGTGAAGTAGAATATCCACATACAACATTTTGTAGAGATCCTAAATTTTCTTCTAAGCAATTTATTCTGCTGCCATACTTCTCAGTGTTATTTACATTTAAAGATCTAACATTCGCTGCTAATACTCCATTCTGTCCTGCAGGTATAACACGAACAGCAGTTGAATCAGCAGAGTAACCGATACCTGATCTGATTATAACTACATTATCAATTTTACCATTTAACTCTCCTGTGCTTGTTTTACCAAGAATTGCCTTTAATTTTGCACCATTACCTAAACCTGATGTATCAATAACTTCTAAGGAGGGTGTTGAGAAGTATTCAGTTCCTGCCGCAGCAACAGATACTGATGTTATTCCTGTAGTTGATGGATCGATAAAAATGCTAATCGCTGCATTCTTACCATTCTTAATTTTGAGGTTTGGTTTTCTTTCAAAATTTAAGATTTGAGATCCATATCCTGTTCCTTTATTTGTTAATAAAAGATCGTCAATTTCACCTCTAACAACGGGAGTAATAAGTTCAGTAGTCTTTGCACCACCAACTTGAATGTATTCGATACTTGCCTTTATATCGGGATATTTAAATGTTTGAGTTCCGATACCTGCTGTTGTGAAACTTACAAAATTACTTTGTTCAAAATTAGTTGAATCTGTTCCACCAAGACCTGCATTTGCCAATCCAAATTCATTTTCATTTATTCTTAAAATCTTATATTGTAGGTTTGTATCTAAACCATCTATAACAGTTCCTGTAGTCGAATAAACAATATTATCTCCGTCACTAAAACCATGATTTTCAAACGTAATAGAGTTGAAGAATGTAGATATACCTGCAGTTGATATACTTAATGTTCGATTTGAATAATTACTTCCACTGTTTAATATTTTTAAGTCTAAAATCGTGTCCTGTGGACTTCCTACAATCAGTTTTTGTGTTCCATTTCTTTCACTAAGTCCGATTGGATTAATTCTTGATAAAGCATCATTCTCGGTAAAATGTAATTTAATGGTGGTAGAATTCTCTGATGAAATAAAATATGTTTCATTTGATACTAATGTCAATGAATTTGTACCAATTCCTGTACCATTCTGTGAATCATAGATAATCCTTTCTGCTGGAGCTAAGTTATGATCACTTGCAAAAGTTATTGTATTATTCACAGCACTGACACCAATACCAGTTACAGTATTAATTCCAGATGCAACAAATTGCAATTCTCTTGATCTTTTTCCAATTACAGGAGCGATCACAGCACCAGATCCATTTCCACCAGTAATACCAATCGATACAACTCTTTCAACACCAAAATCTTGTGGATCTACAAAAGCATCAACTAAACTTCCTTTGATTACAGGTTGTATAACTGCACCAGAACCACTGCCGGTTGAAATGCCTATCTGTGGTGGATTTATTACATCATAACCAGTTCCTGATGATATTATATTAAGTTGACTAAGAGGACCAAAAAATACCTTATCATTTGTTTTATAATTAAATATTTCAACGCCATTAATTAAAATTCCAGTTGTGCCAGGTATTGTTTCACTGACTGCTCCATTTTTTAAGTTAGGAGTAAGAGGAAACTTCTTTAATAATTTACGAGGTTTAATTAAATTAGATCTTTGTGAGAATAATGTGAATGAATGAACATCTCCAGCAACAGGTTCACCAAACTCAACTGCTGTTCCGCTATCGATAAACGATCTTGATGAGTATAATTTTATTAATTGTGCACCATCATTAAATATTTCAATATAATATAATCCAGTTGGTAATCCCTCCAATTCAGTGCCTGAGGATTGATAAAATACTGCATCTCCGGTTCTTAATACTTTAACAAGATCAGTTTCGTTGACCTTAATCTGAGAATATAATTTAGTATTTACATCTTGATTTTCAACACTGTTTAAAGTTAATTTATTAAGTTTAGAGTTAATATTTTCAAAGAACTTAGTGTTTGGTATATTTGAATTTATGGCAGAGGGTAATGAGTTTGATGCAGCATATCCATTTTCCCTATCAAAGTAAATATTACTTATATCTGATGTTATATCTCCATCGATTGGAACAAAATTACTTGATGCTTTATTTAATTTTTTTCTTAATTTATAATCAAATGCAGTGTTAATACCTGTAAAATTACCAAGCGTTACACTCTTTGATCCTTTAACAACATCTCCCTGAACGAAAGGGGCACTACTTGTGGATGTTGGATAGACAACTAAACTTGGATCATCAATATTAACTAACTCAACAAAATCTCCTTTCTTCAGACTTGATCGATCTAACTCACTTTTTAAATTTACTGTTGTTCCATCAATACTTTCAACATCATATGATGCAGATGTATTATAAATCCATGAATTTGCAAAAACCTCTTTCTTAGTTTTTGTATCAGGATTTTTAACATTTTGTCCAATATTTTTGACTTTAATTATATCTCCTTCTGATACAATTACATTTTCCGAAAGTTGTCTAAAACCTGATAAAATTCCAGTAATTCTAAATTCAACCTTTTTATCTTCATCTCCATCTTCGAAACCAAAATATATTTCATCAGAGTAAATATTTGTTGTAGGAAGTATTGAAGAGGTGATTCCTGTGCAACCTAAAAATTGATTTATTGTTTTATCTGTGTAGGATACAGTATTAATACCAGATATAATTTGACCAGTCGTGCTAAATCCAATTGTAGAGTCAACGCTTATTGTTGATGATCCAACTGATATACTCTCTACAGTTTTAGTATTTGGAGTTATCTTAAAATTACCCTCAACTAATGAAGTTCCATCATATCCAATAAACAATGAAAATTTGAAATATCTTTTTCCATCTCTAAAAAATGGTTCAACTTCAGAAACTGATGCTTGTGTTTTTGGATCATTAAATTTTTCAATCTTTTTAATTGTTTGACCAACTAATCCTAAGGGATTTCCACTTAGAACCTCAACTATAACAACTTCTCTTCTTAAATATTCTGCAGCAGAGGGTTTGATTAATAATTCTTCTAAATTAACTATCTTTGGATCAACACCATATAATACTCTAAATAAAGTTTCGATTGCAGCGTCTGTTCCTTTTGTCTCATAGAAAGATTTAATTTCTTTTAGAAAATTACCAACTTTTAGATTTTTGTCAAAATTTAATTGCTCAAAACCAGGTGCAAATGTGGATTTGAATTTATTGTAAAACTCTTTTAAAAATAGCGTACTTAAGTTTTGTACATTTGAACCAGCAGTATGCACACCTGCGTTTGAAGTTGAAAATACTAACTCTTCTTGATTTAAATCTGTATGATAACTTGTGATACCACTAAATCCACGAGTTAGACCTGTAAATGTATTTGTAGTTAAACCAGTATAAGTTATGATTTCATTATCAATTTTGAACAAACCATACTTACTTGGAAATCCTTTTGTGCTTGATACAGTTACTGTATCAAATTCTTGTGTTCCGATACCAACAGATAAAGAGGTTGTGTCGGTTACAACCTCTGGAGTTAGATTATCAAGATCAAGATACTGATCTAAATTTTCTGCAATATCAACAACACCACCTTGATACTCTTGAGAAATATAATATTGCTTTAAAAAATCAGCAGTCTTTGGTGCCTCATCCAAAATAAAATTTGGAAGTTGAGATGAGACAATATCTTGAACTTTTACTCTTGCATCAATACCTGTTTGTATCATATTATTCTCTTATTAATTTACCGTTTGAATAACTTGATGTATACGTATCTCTGACAAATTGTGTACCAGATACTTCATCACCTGAGGTAATCGAATCTCTCAACATATTTATGGTGCTTTTTGAAACACTTAAACTCAAGTATAAGTCTCTCAATCCTACAACATCATTCGATTCTGGGAATGCTTGTATCTCAATAATATCATCATCTCTTTCAGTTCCTGTGATATTCACAGTTGTTAATTTGACTTCACCATGAATATAATCAACAACACCAGCAGATTTACTTACAACACGTATTTGTTGGTTATCAATTTCTTTTACGATTGCAAGTGTACCAGTAACACCATCAGCGTTTGGTGAATCAGTTAAATAAACCATTGAAGATTCCCCAGTTACAAAGAATCCTGTAGATTTGATATTTCGACCACTTGCTTCAACATGGAATCGATTACCAAAACATAATTCATACTGTGCAGACTGATTCTTTGCAACCTTCAGATCTCTTCGAATTCGAACCTTTGTAATATTACTTGTGATTGCTATATCAGTATTATCAATGACTTGAAGTGACTTACTGTACTTGAATCTACCACCAAACTGATTGAAGTTAACAGATTTAGAATATTGAGTTAATGAATTGATCACTTTTGTCTTAAGTGTCTCTTCAGTTGAGATTTGTGAGAAATTGTAGTAAACTGAAACGTCAAGTTCAATATAAAGTATTTTCAAGTCTACAATTTTTTGATTGATTCCTGAAACTGTAAATTTTTTAAGTTGAGAAAGTATTCTGGATTTTGTAAAATCTGAAATATAGGTTGAGTTTTTCGGTTTGATACTAATCTGAACTGTTCCAAACTCAGGAGGATCTAATTCTTCACCACCTACGATTGATACAGTGTCTGTTTCTGGGAAAATATTTTTAATGATTGCTTCGTAGTCTCTTGCTGTTACAGCACGATTCTGAGATGAGTATCTTTTTGGTGAATAATATTTAATCGAATCAACATCTTCAATATTACCACCACCTTGTGCTTTTTGAATTGTTGTCACATTTGGTGTCTCAACAACTGATACTAAACTATCTGTAGTGGGATTGATAATATTACCTGAAAATGAAAATGCAGTTGCACCATTACCACTTTCTCCATCTGTAACAAGATAATTTGCTGTTATAATCACACCATCACTACCAATACCTGATCCCAATTTTTTACCTAATAAACCATCTCCAAATCGAATTTCATACTTTTCATCTTTGACTTCCTGTAAAAAGAAAACTCTTGATGTTTGATCTACATCATTTAACGAATCAGAAACAAAATATTCAATTCCTAACCCTGTGGTATTCTCATCTTTTTTGACATATACATGAAGAGTTGATGTATCAATCGATGGATTATCTAATATAAACTTTTGATCTAACGAATTATCAAACTTAAACTGCTTAGTGATAAATGTTCCTTGTTTGATTGGTAAATTCTCAAAATTTGCAACATAACTTGGATTTGATGCGTCTCCTTCATTGACAACCAGTTTGGTTACGTTCTCTGAAATTGCAAATGTATATGAACTATCATTTACAGATCCGACACAAACCAATCCTCTTCTTAATTCAACTGTATCTGGTGGGTTGCTTGGGGATAACTTAAGTTTAAACGCTACCTCTGCCCTTGCAGCAGTCTTTGAACGTGGTGTATACCCAATGTTACGTGCAAGTGAAACAACGTTCTCACGAAGCGTTGCAGAGTCCAGAAAAGACTCATTCACAATCATATTTGAGTTAAATGCAGTAATATAAGTATTATAGGCGAGTGTATCAATCAATACAGAAAAGTTTGATCCTTCAAAATCAAAATCTGAAAAATCACTATTCGAACGAAGGTAATCTTTGATTTGTGTTTTGATTTGATCAAAATCTAAATTTGTAAACTTTGTATTAGGCATTTTTATCTAGTTGCTTCGAGTATAAAGGAAAATTCTTGTGTTGGAAACTCTTGACCTATGATGTCAAAAATCACAGTTACCTCAAAATTGTTATCATCTGGTCTTGGATCAACTTCAACTCTCACGTTATTGATTCTTCTTTCAAAGTTTTTGAGTGAAGTCTTGATTTGATCTTGTATAATCGTTGCAGTACCAAAATCTACAAACTCAAAAAGACTACGATATACGTCAGATCCAAATAATGAATTAAAAAACTTTTCAGTTGGTATAGTTTCAACAATATTTCTCACAGATCTTGCAATAGCACGTTCATTTTTGAGAACAGGCAGATCTTTTGTCACAGGATGAGGCTCAAAAGACAAACTAATGTCCTTAAACGACCTTGATACCCTTGTGATTGCCATTTTGAATACAGTTTTTATTTATTTATGACTCTTTTAACAATTCTTTTTGATCTTTTTCCTCTTCATGAAGAGATTCACCCTCATCATACATCAATTCTTTCAAAATTCTTTGATTAGACTCATTTTTAGAAGTATTTTCAGTCATTTTTTTGTAATTTATCAATTATTTAGACACGTTTTCATAAAAAAAATCGTTGAAAATCGACATTCTACAAAAAATGCCAAAAAATCAACGATTTTGAGTGATTAACCTAACTCTGGTTCGATATTTATCTCTACATTTCCTGTGATTGCAGTATTTCCGACTCCGATATCACCAATCGAGGAGTATCTTCCTTCAATATCACCAAATTCATCACCTGATGCAGTATCAATTAGATTATTACTCCTTTCTTTTGCTGTTTTCCAGAAATAATTCTCTTCTGAACCCAATCCATCACGATCATGACCGTTTTCAACCTGATAATACACCGTTGAAACCTTAAAATCAGGAATCTTAGGTGTCTCAGGAGTGATACTGTTGTCATAAATCCTCATTCTGTTGTTCGGATAGAGGCAAAACTGCCCATTATCAAGTTCAAGCAGGTTATGAGACTTATGTTCAGCAGGTTGTTCACTTGTTGAGTAGTCAATTGCATCAACATCTTGATGATAATTGTCTAATGTACAGATATAAGTGCCTGTTTGAGTGCCAAAATCACGAGTATACACTTCATAATGCATACTTCCGATGAATTGCTTCTGTACTGCAACGACTCCATAGTCCATACAGTTCCAAAACTGAAGGTTATGCAGTGTCATATCCGGATCTGGTGTCTCTGGCGACGAGAGAAAAGCGGAAATTGGCAGTTTATCGAACATTGCCGCATATTCCGGTAGATATGTTTCAAAATAAAAGGCACGACCAGGTATACTTTTTGCTGATACCCAGACTCCTTTGACAAATTCGCCATGACCATACTTATGGTCGGTTAAATATTCTTTTCGTACCCAAACCTCATAGGAGGGTAGATTTGTAATTAAACAAGACATTATTTGTGATGATAAACTTCAACGTATGCTTGACACTTCGGACATGTAAAATTTGAGAAGAAATCATATTCAGACTCTTCTCCATCATTTACATCCTCCATATCATGATCTGCGCCCCAAATCAACTCCGTTCCACAGTGCCAACAGTTCAACGACCCTGACCTCTGTACTTCTTGCGAGCCGAGTTACGCGAAGTTGCTGAATACTTTGTGTGTTTTCCGGCACCCTGACGAGTTTTTTTCGGGGTTGTGATTTGTTCTTCTCTTCCAAGAACACCAACTTTTGTGCGTACTGCCATAATTTAATCTCCTTTCTTAATTTCTGTACGTATATCAGCAGGACTTGGTTTACCTGTCTGATAAAATTCAATTGCTAAGTCTTCCATGATATCAAAATATTCATGTTCAGAAAGATCTGAGAACTTTTCGATACCTTGAATGTAGATACTATAACGATCTGTCATTAGATGACTCTTGTCTTTTCATGTCCAACACGAACTCTTGGATCGCACCAGATCTCAAAACCTGCATCTTTTGCGTCTAAGCAGAACGAGACATCCTCGCCGCACATATCCTGTACTTCACCAGACTCAAATACTTGCATCTTCGGAGCAAACCATGGATATGGAAGACCTTCATGTTCGAAAACACCATGCTTAATGAGTAACCAACCAAAACCAGTATAATCAACTGTGAAAGGTTTTGTACGCTTGGATATGCTTTCGATTGTTTCGTGATTCATCACACCACCATTGCTTCGAAAATCATCCTCTTCTAACCAATGTGCAACAGAGGTTGTTCTTCCATCTTCTGTGCAATACCATCCTGCAGCAATATCTTTATCCATTAATACTATCTGCCAGAACTTCTCACTGTTAAAAACAATATCGCTATCTATCCATAATTGATAATCATACTTTAACTTACCATCCCATGGTATCTGCTTTGGTCCTCTTAATACATTTGCTCCAAGACACTTGCATCTTGCGAAGTTTACCATTGAAGAGTAGTCCTGAGATATCTGAATCGACCCACCGCATTGAACAATGTCAAAACAAAGTTGAACAAATGCTTTTAAAAATGTGAAAGATACTCCTCGACCTGGCAAACAAAAGACAACACTCTTGCCTTTGATCATTTGTCTTGCCTTATCGTAGTCCCATTCTTGTTTTTTCTGTGTGGAAGGAGTCTTTGCTTTTACTGTAAATCCTTTTGCCATAATGTGTTGTAATTACATTCATATCATACACTATTATATAGTGCTTGTCAATATGAGGATTCTTCAGCAAATAACTCATCTTCATTCGTGATTTCCGTATATGTTAAGTCGTCGTCCCAGTAAGATGTATATAATTTACTCCATATCATATGAAATTCTTCTTCGTTTAAATTTTTAAATAGACACTTGTCGTGTAGGTAGATGTGATAAGATTGAGTTGAAGTTTGAGTCATTGTGCTTCTGTGAGAAAGATGTCTCCATTATCTACATTCCATTTTAACACAAAGTCTTCGTACCAGTCAAATTCATGCATGATTTCTTCGGGAATTACAATATGATATTGATCAGTGATTGGGTCGATCTCTATGGTCGAAAAAATATTGTCGAGATTTTTTTTCATTATAACGAAACCTGTGTTCGTTTTTATATAGCGAAAAAATTTTTTACAACAGGGGGTTTATGTTTGCGTTTTCTGTTTTATATTACTCTCGCGATCTGGGTCGTTTATAGATTAGGTTCCCAGTGCGTTTTTATATAAGGGGGCATCAAACCCCCTAACTGCTGATATCACGAACGAATGATATTGAAGTTATAATGACTGAACACCCAACGATTCACTAATTTATATGTGCCGTGACGACCTGTCATGACGTATCCTTCACCATCGACGTAATCATTACCTAAGAAGCACTCGCACTTAAAATTATCTCTCATGAGTTTCATATATTCTGTCTTAATGTTCTCAACTAAGCACCATAAACGAACCAGTTGGTAGTTGGCAAACTCTTCAGCGATCACCTCTTCACCATCTTTAATATACGCATTGAGATCTTGCTTCAACTGTCTCGCTTCTTTCTCTGTCACGAACTCGCATAAGGTTGCCATCTGTTTGGCAAACCCGACCATAGTTTTAATATCCATTGCTGATCCGAACTGACTGATCCACGCATCTGGTTGAATAAAGGTGACACCCTCAGAATTTAACTTCTCACGAAGTGGATAGGGGATCATGTGCTTGAGTACTTCACCTGCGTATGCTGTATGCGGAGCAACAACAACCGCACCCTGTGTTACTTCGTCAAGTGTGTACGAAATCGCATTTGGTCTATAGTCACGATACCCACCGAACCCGATGAAATCACCTTGAAAAACTCTGTCTGTCCGTGGTAGACTGTGTAAGCAACGAATGAGAATCGATTGCAACTCAAAGTCAGGGTGATTTCTCTCGATGTCGGCGACTGTGTAATTTACCTTTGGTGTTCTCTTATTAAATACGGACTTCGTGCCGACAAAGAACTTGCCATTCTCTGGGTTAGTACCCCATACGATTGCGGGTGATCCGTCGATCTTGACTGAATAATGATTGTCTGCGGTGAACGCATCAAGTACGGATAGATCACCAGTTAAAATGGTGTCCTCTGGGTGTTCGATATGTGTTAATGGCATGTCCTTAAACCTCCATGCCTGAGATGAACAGTTTTTTTGATCCGTCTAAACTGTCGGAGATGTACCAAGTCCAATCGTTTTGAAAGATACGCATGCTTGGCACGAACTCTTCAAGCAGTGCATTTAACCTTGACTTCGTAGTGTTGGACTGCCACCCGCCATCTTTAAGGGTGAGTGCATGAGTTGCTGTATCTAAAGATGCGATATGATTTCCATGTAGATAAACGTCAACTGACTCTCTGAAAGAACGAACTGTAGTATTACCAGATGAGAAGTTCTTTCTGTATCTGATTGCTGAGTTCATCATCATTTCAATTTTACGCATAGTGAAAAGGGAATTGGTTTGCTATACACTTATTATAACCGAAAGTGCAACGGTGTGAAGTTAGTTTGTGCCAGTTTGTAGAGTGGCATACTCTAAGAGGTCGTGGTCACGAAACAGGCACCAGTAGGTATCGTTCATTAAACCAAACTCAAAAGAGGTGTTTGCGTGGTGTTCCGTGATACCTTCATAACACTTGAGAATTTCGTCGTATCCATCAAATTCATACATCATTGGCATAACTCCTGAAAGCGATTGTTTGCAATTTCGATTTGTTTCTCTTCGTCAAGGTACGGAAACGCTTCCTGTACTTCGTCAAAGATTTGTAATAGCATGTCTTCGTGATGTAGTGTTGACATTATGCGTACCTCCCTGCTGGATGTGGATTTGATGGTGTGCAACCGAATGAAGCAAAAAATGCGTTCATCATACCTCTGTTGACTTCTGGATCGTCAAAGTCAACCTTTGCGATTGAATCGACTCCCCACTCTGCAACCTCATCAATGAAAGTGTCGAAATCTTCGCATAAAAATGCAAGGTTTTCGAAGTTTTCAACTTCTTTGATTCTGTTGATTAATCTTTGGGTTTTTGTCATTGGGAACTTTGTTTGTTATGTACTTATTATAAATGGGTGTGTCCACTCATGCAACCACAAGTGGACACTTTTTAAACTGTCCACTGGGTAGCGGGATTGTATCAATACTCTGATACAATCTTTAACCATGACCACACTTCGGACTTAGTTAACCACCCGCGAACGTCCTGCCACTCATGATCATCATAGTGTATTTTGTCATCTTTTAAAAGAGCGATCTCATAAAGACCTTCTTTCCCTCCGTATGAATGCTCATGACATGCAACCGATAGACCATATCCGTTGTCGCAGTAGTATCTTACAACTTCGTCATTTGGTCTGATAACTCTCTTTGATGTGTACATGTTGGGAACTTTGTTTGGTATACACTTATTATAGGGCATTTGATACCCGATGCGTGGTAGAGTGTGACACATATTTAACTGTCCTAATGGTCTGCCCAGATGATTTTTTTCTCTTCGTTGGCGATGTCGAAACATATTTCACACATGCAATCCACGTTAGGGAAAGCGTCCCGCCAATAGTAAATCTCTTCTAATGGTGCGTCCCAGTAGTAATAGAGGTCGGGTTGGTAACTCTGTGCTTCTAAGTGTGGGGACTCGGTATAATCCAAGTCCTCTTTATACAATTCGTCATAGTTACCGCATACGTCACAACATGCCATTAGTAGTAACCTGCAATTTCACAACCGGGTTCATCATAGAAGCACTGGAAAGTCAACTTCGGATACTTTGAACGCAATGCACCAACAACTCCTTCGGGTGGTGACCATGCTGTGTTGAATGTAATTTCTAACATTTCAGAATCCTGATCGCCATCAACATCAAGCATATCAGGTTCCCACTTTGTTCCCCAGTTGTCAATGCACCAGTGATACCAACGATCGTCATTCTTACCATCAGGAAAGTTGTATGTCTCCCATAAAATCGAACCATCAGGGTTTTTCATTTGCTCTAACTTTGGCAACTCTCCCTTGCTGTTAGGTATGTTCTTGAAATCAGGAATTGGAAAGAGTGTGTTGAATGGTTGCTTTGATTCAAAGATTTCCTTGATTTCTGCAATTTTGTCTGCTGTGTCTTCGTCTGCGTAGACTGTGATTCGGTTATAGCACCAGTTAGGCATAATGGGAAATGAATTTGTTTATACACATATTATAAAGGGTATCCTGTGTGATGGATACCCTATGTGTGACACTTAATCAACTGGTCTATGCAGGATGCCTTTTACATCCGATGTGAGATAAGTTGATGTACCGTTGCAAACATTGTCAACCATGTTGTCGTATGTCTGCATGTCCCATCCTTTTTGGTCTGGTACATCCAACTCATATGCCATCATGATAACTTCATAAAGATAATCAAACTGAGATGGTGTGAGTTGAATGTTAATTCCATTGGGTTTCTTAGACATTTTGAATAGACTCCGTAAAAACTTCTGAATAGTACTCAATTTGCTGTGAATCTCTTTTCAGTATGCACATTTGGTTAACGTGCATTAAGTGTGAGAGATGATGAGCGGAAAGTTCGTCAAAGTTTTCCCAATCATACACGGGAACCGCATTGTCAATGTCAAGGGAACCGTCTTTGAACTCTGGTGCTGAGATGAATAAACCTTGATCGTCTATCCAGAATCCCATTCCAAAAACTACGGATGAGTAAACCAATGCTTCGTTATAAAGTTCTTTTACAAATTTCGTTGCGGTCATAGGGTTTCTTTTCTGTACATTCCTAATATACTCGCTCCCGCTGTGTTGCGCAACTACCTATGTGCCACTAATCAAATTGGCACAAAAAAAAGAGCGGGTTCCCAATCCGCTCTATAGTTTGTGTGAGAAAAACAAATATATCCTTATGACCGTGAAAGGAAACCACCCCTTCCACACTTTTATAATATCACAATCCAGCTGCCGCGCAACCATCTATGTGACACTTAAATTAGTGGCACAATTCATATTGATTCTCATCAAAATATGAATTATAATGAGTGTAACGAAAAATAAAGGGTGCGGGGTAGCACTACTGAACAAACTTCGCCACTCCCCCTGCCTGAAAATAATATCTGTAATCTTCTGTAACAATGCCTGTCAAGTCGCGCTGTGACAATTAAACCACTGACACACAACCTCTTGACTTCTGGTGTCATATCATGCTAAAAATAAAGACAAGAATCTATCACACATATAATGTGCCTATCTATTACCCATAAATCTTGTGCGAGTCACATACCAATTATCATGCATAATGCTTATATGCAAGTTCTTGATAGTCTGTATGCGCTGCTCGCGAATAATTCTCGTCGAGTTCTTCATAAAACTCGTCATCATAATTGAATGAATTATCCTCACATGTATAGTCGAGATTTTCGAAATCGTCGTACATGATTCTTGTCGAGATGTATGTTGTATATGATAATTATAGTCGAGATCGCACGAGATGTCAATGCTTATGTGTATATTTGCTCACATATCTCGTCGAGATTTTTATAAAGTCGCAGTAGTATATATGTTCTCGTCGAGTTTCATGTGACAATCTCGTAACATTTCTGCGTCTCTGTACTTGACAAGAGTCGATCCTTATGCTACGCTCGCTAAACTCACAAGTCTCACACACATTTATAAGACACTTAATCAGACTTGATTGACCTCAGAATACTTACAGATTCTATACAGATTACAAAACGATATAAAAAACACTTTTATATTTAAAATAACCTTTTTTAATTAAATAAAAGGTTTTTCTGTATCATATTATACCATTAAGGGTCGATTGGTCGGTGCTGTTGAGACTTATACATTCCATATGAAATCTGATCGGGGTCTGTGTCATCATGCTTCGAAATCCGCCTTCGAATGAACTCCAATTCATGCCAACAACTCTCTGGGCAACATAGGCATATATGTATTCTTTTATGTAAGAATGTACTGATGTCACATTGCGGTCTTGGTTTTGTTGCGATCTCAATGGTGATGTAAGGGTCAATCTCTCTCCAACCATTTTTCTTTCGAAATGTATTATCAAGTGGTGTTGATTTATAATACACCCACCCTTCGTGTACCATGCCAAGTGCTGTTGTCCATTTCACATAGTCATTGACAGTTGGTGTATATGTCATTTTGAAAGTCTAAATGTTGTTTACTCTTATCTGTCCCGAACTATGCGAAGATCGGCGGGGTCTCCTCCATCTTCAACTAAATCCTGATATGCTTGCCAACATACATCTTTTGGCATTGGTACTCTTGCTGAATCAACTAAGTGCCAACCTGTAGTCGTTCTCTCTTCAATGTGATAAAGTTCGTTACTCATTGTTTTATGATTAAGTGTTTTATTTAGGTCTAAATCGTGTATATGATTTATGTGATAAATGCGGATATGATACCTGACTCAAAGTCTCCTGATAAAGGTAGTTTCTCTGCTTCCTGTATGTTTTTAAGCATTAGATTCTCAAACCCCTCTTTTTGTGGTATAGAGTCCTCATTTCTGATGACCGCCGCAACCTCGCTGTCACTCTCGGATATGACACACAATACTCCTCCATACTCTGAGGTAGGAAAAGGTATCCAGTAATCAATGATATAGAGATATTTCAATAGAAGGTAAACATAAAGATACTCTATTATACTCTGAGAATACTAAGATGTCAACTCTGTATCGAATACTTCTTCGAAATCGTTGATTGCCTGACGTATGCTTGCTTTATCTGTTCCTTTCGAATATACTGCACAATACTTGGCAATGCGGTCAGTAAGCATATCATCAAGGTGCGGATAGAACTCCTTAACTGTAGGTAGATAGAGTTTTGACTCTTCACTTAATGATGTCTTGGAATTGTGGAATAGTTTGTCTGACATTAATTCTCCAAAAATTTTTCAAATACTGCCTCCTGTATTGGGGTCAGTTCAAAGTCCATATCTCTAAGTATATCATATAATTTGATAAACTCATACCTTTCATCATGAGTTACTGATATTGGATTCATTGATTATTCCCCCTGACTATCTGAAATGGTTACTTGTGATGCAAATTGATTTACATACTTGTGTAGTTGGTCAATTTCAAACTGGTCAACATCATCCCCATCTTCTCCAATATAGGAAAATGTTTTGTTGATGTTGCCGATAAGATCGAGCAATGCCAATTCGTTGTTTGTGTAACTCATGAATTACCTCTTTTGGTTATGTACTCATTATAGAGAAGTTCTCTGATCGGTTCAAGGTTGAATGTGCCACTTCTGATAATGGTATACTCTTCATATGAAGCATCATTATCTGTGGCATAATCAATAGTGTTGATTAATTCAAGAAGTTGGTCTTTTGATAACTGCATCAGTTTGTCTCCTCAAATGGTTCTCTTAATGGTTTTTTGAAATCACAATCTGCATATTCTTTGATTTCTTCGACCACTTCATCAAAACTATCTTCCCAATAGTTTTGTGCTTCAATAATAAACTGTGAGTCTGTCAATTCATCATAATACTCATCAAGGTCTTCAGTCACATATTCAACTAAGTCTTTTGTTGACATATTATCAACAATTCTCTCAACTAAAAATGCTTTGAGTTCGTCAATTATTTTTGGGGAAAGGTTTGTCATTTGTATGATGTGAGTGAATGTGGTCTGTTTTTCATATATTCGAATGAGCGAACTTTATATGGGTGTATGTACTGTTTTACTTTGTCTTCAAGGTCTCCAACATCAGTTGCCGACCATACACCAAGTGCATTGAATATTTTGTCTTCTAAGTCCTGTGGTTGTGGAAATAGATAGGGGTCAATGTGTGTGACCAGATAATGCTTCGTTCTCTTCATTAGCAATGCTCTGCAATAACTTCCCAAGTGGCAACAAAACTCTCTAACCAGTATTTTTGATTTGATGTGAGTGCCATCGCATTTTCTCCGTAAAGAATGTCACATGCACTTCGATGTGGTAGATCATTATTATCTAACCAGTTGTCGTACACATCACATAAGAATAGCATTTCTTTAGACATAAGGGGTTTCTCCTTTGGTTATGAACTTATTATAATGGATACATGTGGCAATACCACAAGTTGTGTGCAACTAATCAAAGTGGCACATTAATTAAATTTCATCCACTTAATTGGGTTACCATTAGTACCCTTCCATAGATAAACTATTCCTACAGTACTAACTAAACTCTCTCCGATTCTTTTTGCTTCATCAAAATCAGTAAAATTCCAGTAATTTGCATCTTTTGAGTAAAAATCAAAAGTGTCAGTTAAAATCCATTTTTTCATGTTTTTAGGGGGTTACTTATATACCTTCGACTCAAAACAAAGGTGTTACAGGCGATCCTGGTGGGAGCAAAAGTGTTCGCTATGATACATTTCTACTTTTTCTTGTCAGGATTCAATGGACTCTCAAAATATGCTCTATTCACAAAGTATAATAATACAAGTGTGAATAGGATTCCAAAAAATCCAACTATGAGTATTGGACTCTGGGGTAGGTCGTAAACTGGTACGTTTGTCATTAGTCTGCTTTTAAATTAAATGTAACTGTAAATTCATCTGTGTAGTCCTGATAGTCAGTCACTACAAGTGGGCATTGATTTAACCACTCTTGAAAGTCCTCATATCGTTTTTGATAGACTCTCTCATATTCTAACTCAATGTCCACTTCTTCGTTTGCTCTCTGTTCTCTTTGGTCTGATAAGTTCATGAGTCAATCCAATCGTTTGCGTGTCTGTCGTGTTTGAACTCTTGTAGTTCTTCGTATGCACCTTCTCTGTCCTGTACATAGGGTATGAGAAGTCCATACAAATGCTCATCATATTCATCAATCTCATCTTTGATTTCATCAATGGTGCATTTGTTCAATTCATACAAACAAACGTCTTTGATGTATGCGTACATGTCTTCACATGTCATTTCATTGATCTTAAAATCAATGAACTCTTCTCTTAGGTCTTGGATTTGTTCTGGTGTAAGTGTTGTCATTAGAATACTCCTGATAGTGAAAGTTGTGTGTCGGCAAATATTTCTTCTTCAACATCTTCGACTACTTCGTTGAACTCTCCGAAGTCCTCTTGATAGTCACTCCAACCATAATCCCCATCATTGTATATTTCAAGTGCATGTTCCTTACTTGTTGCTTCAATGGTGTAAGTTCCATACTTCTCAAATTTTACATTGATATAAAATCTTTTGAGTGTGTTGAGTTTAGTCATTTAATTGTCCTCCTTATATGTGTAGTTGAACTGATTAATTAGAATGTCTCTGACTCTTTCTCTGTCAAGTGAGTCTCCGTCTCCCCACGTTACATACTCAAGTTTATCGTCAGCACATTGAGAAAGATATTTCTCTGTAGCACCTAAGATGTCAACTTTTGAAAGTGGTTGACCATCTTTGATTAATGGGTATAATGGGTCATTGACACCATAGAATGAATCAACATAGTCAACAAAGTCTGTAAGCATATCGTTGAGTGCTGTGCTTGATGTTCCTGAGTTCATAAGTCCTTTGTTTGTTATATACTCATTATAAAGCATCTAAGTCTCTTCGCTCGTGTCGTTGTGACACTAATTTATCTGACACACCCATACTATCCACAAGTGCATCAACTTTGGTATCATAACCTTCGGATAAACTTTCATAATAATTATTCGGTTCATCTTTCAATAGTGATAATGATATTTCATAGTCTTGGTCATCTATGATTGCACCACTATCAATAATACGACCCGCTATTCCCCATAACGTATGAATGTCATCATCAGTTAAAAAATCATTCAGATTAAGTCTCATTAGTTCCACTCCATAGTTGGTTGCTTTGCCTGTGCTTTTAGAATATTCATTGCTCTGAGTATGTCTTCCTCTCTGACATCATACACTTTTGCTTCAATTTGCTCAATCAATGTTCTCTCTTTATCGTCATTATACTCAAACTCTGAGAGTATGAATGATAGGAACTCTAATTGTTCGGTGTTTAGTTCAAGTTTCATTTTAATTGTACCTCATAATCAATGGATTTAATACACCACCCTGCTGCGGTAGTAACTTCTTCGATAAGGTCATCTTCATTGTCTGCTTCCCATACACCAAGTGCAAGGTCTCTCAATTCAATCTCCTCATCAAAGGAAAGGCAAGTAAAGTCATCATTTGAGTACATATCATCAAAGTCAAACTCAACATCAGTTACATTGAATTTCATGCTACAACCTCCATCTGTGAGTAGTCATAAACTGTGGTTCTTTTACCATAGTTGTCAATTAGTATTGTGCGATTTCTCTGTGGTGTGTAACCTTTAGCATCAGTTTCGCCTTTAATATAGTTGGTTAGAACTAAATGCTCTGTTTTGTAACCAGTATCATCGGTCATGATGACAACATCGCCAAGTCCAATCTCATAGGGGGAACTGTATCTCATTTGTCTAAGTCCTTCGTAAGTTTGCGAATGACATCAATAACAACTTCATCAAACAACTCTGGTTCAAATGGTTGCTGTAACATATTGAATCCATAGTCACATAGGTCTTCAATATTGCGTAAGGATTGGTCTCCACCTCTCATAATGTATTTGTCGAATACATCTATCTTAACTGGATTCATTAGTCTAACCTCCAGTTGATTTTAAGGTAGTTGTCATCGCAATGAAGTCTGTGGAACTCATCGTGTGTCTCACTCTCAAAGATAAACTCTTCGGCAAGATACTCACAACTCACACCAAGTTCTTCTGCTGCTCTGAGAAAGTGTCCGATCTCTTCATCGTTCATACCGCACTCGTCAATACAAAATGCGATGTCTTTGATAATTTGGTCTTCTTGGGTCATAGCACCTTTGTTTGTTATGTACTTATTATAATTGACTCTCAGGTCAATTCAATCAAAAGTGGACACTAATTAAAGTGTCACTCTTGGTCATTTATTTCTTTTCTTTTTTCATTTACTCTTCTAAGGAACTCCTCGTCAGGTGTAAACAATACATTACCTTCAAGGATTCTCTCCTCAAGTTCTTCTAATAATGGGTCTCTCTCTGGTTTTGACATTTGACTATGTGTGTGGATTGTAATAACGCAATATGAATAATATTGCTGCGATAAGTGCGATTGCTAAAATAGTGATAAACATTTTACCTTAGGTATAAGTAACCACCTGCCCAAGTAACAAAACTGGGGGTGTGCATAAGTGTTCTCTCTTGAATGATTCTCATGTCAAAGCGAACATGCTTTGCGGGTTTATTCCATGATGCTGCCATGTAAACTTCCCCTGTGTTCTTATCAACAAATGAATGAACACTTCCATCACGATACTCATTAA